TCGCTCCATCGCTCTTGGGTACTTTGTTTCCGGACTTTGCGTACACTATGGGCCCCACTTGATTAAGCGCGTAATACCATCTTATCGCTTTGCCTAAATACAATCCAGGCTCATCCTTTTCATATAGTTTAACCGCACCTCCGTTTACTGTGCGAACGCTAACGAATTTCCACAGCTCTTGGCATTCTTTAATTGTTGTGGTTATAGGCTTGCGATCTATAAGGTAGTTGTTTACAGCATCAATACAGACATTAGTTTGAGGATTCTTTTTTAAGCCTGGATCTGAAAATACGCCTTTTAATTTTGCTTTATCTTCATTCTCTTCGGGCTCATCTACGATAGCGATGTAATTGTTAACGTCGCGACTGTGGACTGATTTGTAGTAAGTGGCTTCCGTTTCAAAGTTAGTGTCGTATTCCCAGTCAGTTACGATAGATTCCATTTCATCTATTTTACCTGTAGGGCATTTCATTATTATTCCATCTGTGTTGGCGCTAACCACAGGAATACCGGCAAGCTCCATTCGCTCTATTAACATTAGTAACGCGAGCTGTCCAGTCAACGTAACTTGAATTAAAAGGTCCGGGCTATACAGAATAGACCATCTACTTCCAAGCTTACCGAACGTTCCGTTAATAGTGATTTTAAGTGTGTCTGCGACAGTCTTGTTGCCTGCGGCCTTAGCTTCTAAGCGACGCTCTACAATAGTGTTATACACTTGCAGAAAGTTAGTTCCTAAGTGTGATGGATACAATGCTTGGTTTAATATTATGCGCGGGTAGTAAGACGCGACATCGCGGTCTACAAGGATATGGTCTTTTGTTTTGTAATGGGATACAGACTTTTCCGAACTATGCAATCCGCCTATACCCATGCGATAGGTGCTTTCATTAATTTTAACAGGCAAGTCCTTAAGACTCTTAGGCAAGTCTACACGACCTATTTCAGATACTACGAGTGGAGTGTTAGCTATTTGGTTTATAACGTACTTCATTAATTCGCTTTCGTACTCTATAAACTCTGGAACTTTATAGTAAAACGTTTGGCCTGGAATTATTTTAGGCGGGTATGCCTTGTATCCGTTAAGACTCTCAACTTCTTTGCCTATAATTGCTTCTGCGATTTGCGCATCAGATTTGGAACGTAAGTCTATACCGTTCTCCAGGCTTAGTGTTTCGCGCAAAGCTAGATCCTTACTTAACTTATTATAGAGCTCCGCTGTATTATCTAAATCATTAATACAGTACAGGCGAGTTATAGCTACCTGATTGAACGACAGGTTTATTTCCGATGGAAAAGGTAAGTCCTGCATCTTCCTCACATGTATACGTCCGCCATAAAGTTTAAGACTCGCACGTAACGGCGCGACGTCGAATAAATCAATGTGGTTACACTCAATTAACTTCACCTTAGCACTGCGCAATAAATGCCAATACTTTTCTTCGTTAACGATTATATTATTAGTAAACTTCTTAAGCGTTTCATACCCGTAACCTGCAAGCGCCAATGAACATATAGGTAAGTCATAATTCTTGGAGTTGAAACCTACAACGCAGAAGCTTTCAAACACCCAGGCGAGTTTACGTAAATCCATTTCAACAGCAGTTTCAGAGATTTCAAAGTACACAACTTTTTTGTTGGTTAGAGATTTAAAAGCTACTAGAAAGTAATTAATATAAGACTCAACGTCAAATATAAGTATGTGTTTTCGACCTTCAGGATGGGTGTGCCAAGATAATCCATCTTCAACGAGCTGTTCGTCCGTATACAGTTCAATATCAAAAGCTAGAGCTTCTTCTAACCCGGGCAAATAATCATCAGCAAGCCAAACAGGATCTGGCGGTTCTGCTTTTATATTTTGCTTACTAGCCTTAGCTTCAAGATACGCTTCGTCTACAGATAATGTCTTTTGTAAATTATCGTCTTCCGGATTAAGTTCCATAAGATACGCCCGTATCCAACGCCCAGGCGCAAGCTCAGTCCAATCTTGTTCATAGAGCAAGTCTTTTTTCTTTGTTAATTTTGCGTTAACGTCTTCCCAAAAAAGACCTAGAGCATCGCTTCGCATTAGGTGCGCATACCTACTATCGCACCTCGAAGATTAGTTCCGTAGAAAATACAAGGCTTGGGATATAAACTAAAATCAACATGAGTTGCTGTATTCTTAAGCAAGTTAAGCATCTCATAATTATAAACACCTTCATCGGGAATACCTTCAACTTCGTGCGTAGCTCCTTCACTGTCTATAACGCTGGTGCGTATAACGTCCTCATTGAAATATATTCTGCCTGCATCATCAACAAAAGGCTTAACTACATTTATCGCATTAAATAATTCTGGATTAATTTCAGAAGCGTTGCATTCTTTGCTGACGATAGCATTAATGTCAGGCCAGTCCGTAGCTAACAACTGGCAGCGAACCCAACGTTTATCGGCATAATGAAAGCTAATACTAGACTCGTCTGCTTGTGCAGATATAGGCGCTTCATTAATACGTAGCATCTCGCGAATAGCTTCCTTAGGTACATTACATTTTAACGGGAACTCTGTGCCTATCCAGTATTCAACAACTGTGACATTATTAGTAGCGAAAGCGCTGTTCCCTGCTAGCAGTACGCCATTAGTCCAAGGCCTGGAAGCGTCGTTGCCTATAAACGGGACTATGGTTTTAAGAGCAGTAAGCAAGCCCTCTCCATTAATTTCGAAAGCATCGCCCGTAGGTTCAACGTGAGCAAGTGCAGTGCCCGGATCAAGACATTCAATATACGCTCGAAACTTACCTGATTTAATAGCAAGCCTGCCCGCCGGTGTCATACTCATAGTCACTGTTTCGTCACAGTTACTAATGGCCTTAACGAACGGCGCAGCTTTAGGAATACAATCGATATCAAATGCGATAGGTGTACTTAATGCAAGCGAGCCGTTATAGCTTTGCACGACACCCTCTTTTATTTTGAAATGACTTAGCTCTGGAGTGAAACCTTTACTAGATACCGCGCCCTGTACAAATTTAAGTTCTTTTATCATTATATGGATTCTCTCTAACTATGTCTAACGACCTTATACCTGTCCATTTTTTAGGTCCTTTTAAATATTCAGGTTCAGTATTGTCAATAATAGATTGGATTAATAACATCCCGTTCGCCATACCTAGCATGTAAGGATCTGCGTTCCAATTACCTTCAGAGCATTGGATAGCAATAGTATTTTTGATACTATCTAGTTGTTTTTGGTTTAGTACCTGCATTAAAATAATTCCTGTATGTCGGGTTGAAAAGTCTTATTTCCTATTGCTGCTAGTTGTTTGCTTATTTCAGTGAATGACCACAAGTTATACGCTGCTCTAGATTCGTATACTGTGGACAGCCTTTCATAGTCAAAACCTTGTTCGATAAACATATCCATCACATACTTGCGATCCAAATGTCTTAACGTGCTTACGTGTTGTCCTGCTTTGTGCCTGCTAGGCGATTGTGAGGATACGCTCACTGCTCCAAACTCCGGAGTTATTACAGTTCCGAACGCTGCTGACTGAATCCAAGAGGACGAATCTACACTGTACCATGGATATCTTTTCATTATAGGTATAGCAGTAATACCGAATGCGTGCAGTTTAACACGAGGCGTACCGCTTCCGTCGATAACATAACGCTCCCATAATCTGTCTAGCCATTTAATTAAATTTTGACTAGACTTGCCTACCATGCCTCCTATAGTAATGTAATCGTAGTTTTTCATATACCATTCAAAATAACGTTCGTCTTCACCGTAGTGAAAGCAGGGCAGCGGACGTACACCTAACGACTCCATCGCTAATTGGTTTTCATAAGTCTTTTGAGGGTCGCCAATACCATCCAACACAGAAGCCATAACAGAATTATCTTCATAGCGTAGTATATCAGCGTTCTTTTTTATGTAATCGCAATACCCAGGCAAGTCAATAGTAACGCCTAGAGTATAAGCAGAGAATGCGCCGGAATCAAGAAAAACCAAATCACCTTTCTCGCGTATAGCTTGAACAAAACTGTCTTTGTGTATGTAGTGGTACGATTCTAAAAGATGTGGGAGATTGTCAACAACATGTTTCTCTCTATCGTTTAACTTCTCGTAGCGGTTTGTGTGTCTATACCCGTTCGAGTGCAGTGCCGCCATATAGATATTCATGTTGCTGACAATCCAAGGTTTAACTACTAGCTAGCGATAAGAACTCAGCTCTTGCTGTGGTGTTGTTTTTAATAGCACCATGCAAAGCGGATGTAATTGTGCAGTGTCCTTGCTGGCAAATGCCGCGAGACTCCATACACATATGACGTGCCTTAATCATAACGCCAACACCTATAGGCTCTAGATGTTTCTGTAAAGCGTTCGCTATCTGTTGCGTCAAACGTTCTTGCACTTGCAAACGACGAGCGTACATGTCAGCAAGCCTGGACAATTTAGACAAGCCTACAATCTTACCGTTAGGTACATAAGCGATAGTGCAAGTCCCAAAGATATCCGCCATGTGGTGTTCACACTTGCTATAGATGGGGATGTCTTTAACTACAATCATTTGATCATAGTCTTCAGCTCCATCCTCAAATACTTTGAGGATGTCTTTAGGGTTTTTATCATATCCATTAAACCAATGCTCCATAGCTTTGGCAACGCGAACAGGTGTTTCTAAAAGCCCTTCGCGTAAGATATCTTCTTCAGTAGGCTCAATTTCAAATAGCATGCGGCCAACAATAAGTTCCAGCTCTTTACGATCCATTATTAGAGTTCCACTATAGCTGAGCACTTACGAGTCTCTTCAACTTGTATGCGAGTTAAAGAGACTCCAGTATCTAATAACAATTCCGGCGCAATCTCTTCTAAGAAATATTTGCCTATGTTTTCAGCTGTTGGATTAAATGGCACAGAGAATACTTCGTTGTCCATTTCTTTCATAGCGTCTACATAAGGATCTTGGTCCCACAGCATCATTTTATGATCCCAGTTTTCTTCAAGCCACTGACAAAGAGTAGACTTGATAACACTAAAATCTATAACACGCCCAAGAACATCAAGCCCTCCAACAGTTAGACATTCACACTCAAATGTGAAACGGTAGTTATGGCCGTGAAAGTTCTTGCACTTGCCTTCATGACCTACAACACGATGCCCCATACAGAAATCATGATACCTGCTTGCTATTATTTTCATGTAGTATTCCTTTTAAGTTGTAAGCCTATGCTAAGCGGTTTGCTTTCTATTTGCTAGATAAGCATCGTAACCTTTTGCCCGCAATTCACAAGCGGGACATTGAGCACAACCATACCCCCATTCGTGTTTAGTATTACGGATGCCGTTATAGCAGGTGTGGCTATGTTCCAACACAACATTTAAGAAATCTACATCTTCAGCTAATTGGAAAGTAGCTGCTTTGTCGATGTACATTAAAGGAGTTCTAATTCTAATGGCTGTCTGATAGCCAAGGTTTAACGTTTCTTCCATCGCATCAATAAATGCAGCACGACAGTCTGGATACCCGCTGTAATCTGTTTCACATACGCCTAGTATAAGATGATCAGCTTTTATCTTCTGCGCATAAGCATGAGCGATCGTAATGAATAGCGCGTTTCGATTTGGGACAAAAGAAGCTGGCAAGTCTTTGTGGTCATGATGCTTATCGCTGACATCACCTTTACCTCCAATAAGCGCACTATCAGCAAGCGTTTCTAATGAAGGAATTGTATGCTCCACAAGGTTGACGTTAAACATCCTACACACCTGTTCAGCTTGTTCGAGCTCTATAGTATGTCTTTGTCCATACTCGAAACAAATAGCCTCGACGTTTCCATATTGTTTAAGCGCAACACCTAAACACGTAACGCTATCTTGACCGCCGCTAAGAACGACAAGCGCTTTCTTATCTGTGTGTATCATTAATCAACTCCTAAAATTTTATGAATTTGAATTTGCAATCGGTAATTAAACTTCATGCAGCTATCGAGGACGGCTTTTAAGTTTGCCTCATTCACTTTGGTATCTTGCGCATCCATAGGTTGCAAATATACAGGCATACCTTTGGGAGGACGTGCGAGCTTAGATTTTACCGCATGCTGTAAAGCTTGTATAGGTAACCCGTCTTCTGGATCTACACTGTCAGCAGCCATGACGTATTTATAACAAGAAGCAAGTTCTTGGATTTCTTTGTTTACAGATCCAGTTTTCGGACTGCACACAATAACCACATTTTTATCTAGCGCACCTATGGGCGCGAAAGAACCATTTGTTTCTACTTGGACTTCGTAAGTAAGTTCGATAAGTTTATTACATAATGCAGTAATGTTCTGTCTGAAAGGTTCGCCTCCTGTGATAACAACGAGAGTAGGCGCATTATGAAAGTCATTAAAATTATCTAAGTCAACTACCTTATCAATAATACTGCCGTATTCAAAAGATTCTCTATTGCTAGTGTAGTCCGTATCACAGCCTGGACATTGCAAGTTGCATCCAGCGAGCCTAATAAAGATAGCAGGACGACCGGTAAAAGGTCCTTCCCCTTGTATAGTTAAAAAGACATCTACAATATCTATTTCGGCGCCATTAGAAGCGATTCGTTTTTCGATAACTTGAACGTTTGGTTTCATACTTAGAGGATCTCATTTATAGACGGGAACAAAAAAAGGCGGAAAGAGACTGTGAGGAATCTTTCCGCCAACCTACCTTCAGGGCTTAACTGAAGTTCGTTATGCTGCTTTCGCTAGTTTAGCAGCCTTATCCTTAGCAGCTTTCGCTTTCGCTTTCGCTTTTTCTTCTGCGGCTTTTTCTGCTGCGGCTTCCTTAACAGGGTCAACAACTCGACCTGTAATGCCGTTGAATTTTCTCCAACGAGCATATTGAGTCTTGAGCGTAGCGTCTTCAAGGCCAGCTTTACGGCCAGCTTCAAGAACATGCGCAATAGGCGCAGTCTGCCCTAGTTTAACTGTAATCGCTTCGTTGATACCCCAGCACTCATCACACTTGGTACCAGGCTTAGGATGACGCACATCGTTTTGAACAGGCATTTCGTTAGCTTCACGTTCTGCTGCTTTAGCAGCCTTGGCCGCTTCGCGTTCTTGCTTAGCTGCTTCGCGTTCTTTCGCTTTCTCAGCCTTAGCCGCTTCGCGCTCTTCCTTAGCAGCTTCGCGCTCTGCTGCTTTCTCAAACTTGGTCACCGCATTGACGGCTTTCTTGTTTTCAGATTTAGCAGTTCGCAATTCGGCTTTCGCTTCTTTGATTGCATCTTTGTCCGGAGTCTTTGCTCCTTCTAATTTTGCAACAGCTTTTTCAGAAGCTGTTACTGCTTTGTTAGATGCAGTTACAGCAGCGTTCAATTCTTTTAATGTACTCATGATAAGTTATCCTTTATGTTTAAATAAAATTAGTTAGTTAATTAGTTAGTTAATTAGTTAATTACTGCGAGCAAGGTAAGTATAAGTGTATTTACCTTGCTTTGTCTAGCTACTAGTGCCCAATATTGTTTTCTGCCATTTAGAAAGTTGTACGCTAAGTGTATTTTTATTAACACCTTCTTCAATAAACTTATCACGAACCGCTTTTCTTATCTCTGTTAACTGGTCTTTTTCTACAGGTTTGCCCGCTGCTTCCCATGCTTGCTGAGCTTCTGCACGTATAAGCGCTGTAATGCCCTTAGGAGCTTTACTGGCTGCTCGCTTAGGCTTAGCTGCTGCTGTGCTTACGCGCTGCTCTACGCCCTGTGTGGGCTCCAAGTTAAGCTTCGGCTTGTTAGCGACTGCTGGCGTTTCACCTGCAACTGCTTTCGCTTCTGCTTCCTTGTTTACTGCTACCGTTACGGACGGGAAAAGCTCAGTTTGTATTGTTGGACGCTTAGCTCCATATACGTATGTCCAATCTTTATCATCATTAACGTCTACATAATCAGATTGCGCTAATGTTTCAGAAAGCTTGGCTTTAGTTTCCGGAGCTTCCAGGCACATATCTACAAGAACTTGAATAACAGCTTTGCGTTTGAATATGTGTGGCCATTCTAGTCCAGTCATTGACGTATAAATTAATTTTAATTCCAAGTCTGTAAAGCGTTCAAAGCAATTCCCATCATCATGGCTTACCGGGAAAATACAGTAAGATACTGTTCGCATACTAATCCAAGAAATGTCATGCAGTATACGGGTGTCATTATGCAGGTACGCTATCCTTAAATTATCTAAGTCTACTGATACATGGCGTGTCATTTTAAAATCTCCAAGTTAGGAAGGAGCGCCCGCTTATTGCGGACGCTTTCTTTTTATTAACCTTCAACACTTTGGAAAGCTCTCCAGCGGTACAGTTGGACTGTGGCTGTTACTGGACTTACTTCCGGGTGACTCTTAGCTATAACTTCTTTAAGCATTTTAGGCTTCGGAAATTCTCCATGTTCTGCAAGTAGCGCATCACATGTATCCCAAACTGCACGACACTTTCCGCTAACACTTGGACGTGCGATACCGTTACTAACTGGGCGATTCTTTTCGATCTTAAGTCCTTCGCCAGTTGGTGCTGTTACTTTCTTAGCGCTCCAAGGTGCAGCAGAAAGCTCGTTACCAAATTCTCCATTGCATGCCATGCAAGACAATTCGTGAGTATCGTTTCTGTAATCAGCTTCACCTGCATCAACTTCAGCTTGTGTAATGCTGTAATCATGCTCGACCAGTCCGTTTTCTAAATGGATACCACAATGAGGGCAATGGATAAACGCTCCGCCGGTACGATCTAAAATTGATTGATCACATTCGTCGATCCAAATCCAACGATCATTTTCCATTTTCTGGAAAGTAACTTCAGCAATGTCGAAGTTATGAGTTTTCGAGTTTGCGCGAATTGCGCCTTTCTTTGCTGCTGCTTTAGTTGCGTATGTTTGCTTCTTGTTCATTGTTAAGCCCTCTGTAAGTTGTTTGATGCTTTGCTGCATCTGTAGCCAGTATCTAGTTATCGGATAAAGGTGTCAACAACTTTCGTGATTCTTTTTAAATTATCATCTAAAATGGGATGTCGTCCACAAAATCAGCTACATCTACTACTGGATTAGCACTGTTATCAGCAATACTGACAGCAGTAGGCGAGTCTGCTATCTCGTCCGTCTGCCCGAAATCCGTACCGTCAAAGCAATAATCCATAATTTCCGGGTACTTCTTATTAATCCATACACGCAAATGTGTAGGCGTTGCTATACGTGCGGACGCTAATTCAATAGCTCGCTTAACTGTGCTAGGCGTTTCAACAGCTTCGTCATCATCTAAAGACTCTCCCTCAAGAGCCCGTTTATAAGTAGCGCGAACTTCCCACCACTTTTCTGCTTTCTTTTGCATAAAGCCGCCATGCCCTAAACAGACATATTCAGTAAACATCTGGTACTCAGCATAATAAGAAACTTTCATGCTGTCCGGTTTGCCTGCTTTATGATGCAAGCCATATGTAATGTGGTCAATCTTAAACGACTCTACTACAGGTAAGTCCGCCTTTATTAATTCGTCTGTTGCTGCTGTTTCGTTTAGATGTGTTGCAAAGTGAAATTCAAATCCGCAGTATTCACATATACGAACGCTGGCGTGAACATAGCAATCGCAACTGTCACAAACTTTGACAGGAGCTTCGCCTCCTTTCTTTTTTCCTCGCTTAGTTGGCAGCATTGGATCATTAATAGGACCCAGGCGTCTTGTATTACCTGCGAAGTCTGCCACCAGGCAATTTTGTTTTTGGCTTGCTTCTATAGCTTGTATACGCCCCTCTCTTGTAGTTAAGTCAAACCCTTCCGCGTACATAGGCCTGGTGCCACGTCCTAGCATTTGAACCCACAAGCCAGCAGAAGCAGATGGGCGCAACATAATTATAAAATCTATTGCGGGATGATCAAAGCCTGTTGTGAGTACGTTGTTATTAACCACAGCACGTATCTCGCCCGCTTTTAATTTGCGCAGTGTTTCATCTCGCTGGCCTGGAAGCATCGGATAGTCTTTATTTCCAGAATGTACCACTTCGCTATCTATGCCAAAGCTAATGAGCATATCGTTTGTGTGTATAGCGTGTTCTATACCTGTAGTAAAAACAAGCCACGAGTGTCTGTCGTGACCTAGCTCTATAGCTTCCTTAAGTGCTGCGAAAGTTATTTCTTCCCGGTCTACTGCTAGCTGCAAATCCTTAGCAACAAACTCTCCACCTCTTTTAGTAACTCCATCAACTTCTAATTCCGAGGTCGTTTTCTTTGGGACAAGTGGCATAAGATAGCCCTCTTGTATAAGCCAATTAAATGATTCGGGTGTTGTTAAGTCGAAACATATATCTGTGAATAAACCGTCCTCTTCGATCAGACTGCCTTGCTTAAGTCGGTATGTCGTAGCAGTAAAGCCTATAATTTTTAAATGAGGGTTGAATTTCTTTAGTGCTTTAATAAACTTTTGATACATTGTCCCTTCGTTAGGGCTCACTAGATGCGCTTCATCTATAATTAACAAATCAACAAAGCCGAACTCATCTGCTCGCTTAGCTACAGAGCCTATGCCAGCAAACGTTATGCTATCGTTTGCTTCTCTGCGTTTTAAACCCGCGCTATAAATTCCCGCCGGTGCATTAGTCCACATCATTATGAGCTTTTCATAATTCTGCTGAATTAACTCTTTAACGTGAGTTAATACCATTATTTTCTGCATTGGGTAATGGGTATAAACAGACTGTAAGAAATCGCCTATAACAATACTCTTGCCCGTACCTGTAGGCATAGCCACAAGAGGATTGCCTGTTTTACCGTCTCGAAAGTATTTCCATATACTTTCCCTAGCAGCTACTTGATAGTCTCTTGGCTTAATCATGCAGAGATGTCAACATTTCTAATAATGAACGTTCAGGATTTACTTCTAGTTCTTCAATGTCACCAAAGTATTCATAACTGTTTGCTAGCGTTAACGCTAATTCAAAGACTTCTATCTTTGCGCTTACACCTTCTAAACGTTCTTCGATTATATGTTCTTGCGCTTCCAAATGATCTACGAACGGATCGCCTTTAAACTTACCCGATAACTTTTGAACGCGACTAAGAATCTTTTCTTGCTGTTTTAGAAACTTCTTACCTGCTTTAATTTCGCGCTTAATATTAATCTGAAGATCCTTAGCGTAGTCTATGCTTTGGTATTCGTTTTCAGACATTATCTTTGCAATAAAAGCGTTCACAATAAACTTAGCTTCATCTTCAGGCGTCAGTACCTGCTCTGTCATACCTGATTCGTTATAAACTTCTCGACGATTTGAATCGCTTAGAATTTCATATGCGAATTTAATGTCTTGGAATTTTTTAGTAGCTTCAGGACTAGGGTCTTTATCCGGATGGTATTTCTGAGCTAGTTTCTTGTAAGCGTTTTTAATTTCTATCGCACTAGCTTCACGAACTACGCCTAAGGTGCTGTATAAATCTATCATATTAATCTCGTGTGGTCTTCGCATGCGTTGTATTGCGCTTGCTTGTCTAAAATTTCACCTGTCCTACCACAGGCCCATTGCCCATCTTTTAACAATTTGGAAAGTGAACAGGTACGACAGTTAACATCCGGAACAGCTTTCATATGACAAACAGGTTTGTGGTCACAGAAACGGCACTTCCAGAAACCAACGCTCTCATTTATTTTAGCTGGAGGTGTTTCTGTATACACTAAATGATGCGCTCTGTTAGTGTACTCGTCATCTATAAGTTTGTTATACGGAACTATCTCTCCATATATTTCATCGTCATTCTTATTAACTACTAAATACAGAGCCGCGGGTAATCCCATGCGACCCATATAGATATTCATTTGTACATAGTGCTCGTTTTTTTCTTCTCGCACTCCGTTCGCTTTTATTTTCTTAAAGGAACTATCGTTTGCAGTTTTAAATTCGCCAAGCGCATGCGTACCTTCAGGCAAGTCCGGAACGCCTACCAACCTACCGTCTCCGCTACCGCCAAAATGTCCATCAACATCAGAAACTCGAAATTGTTTACCGTTCTCGTCCTGCTGGTAAACCTCTACACCTATAGCCAATAATATTGCTATGAAACGCGCTTCTTCTAAATGCCCGCGATTAAATAATCTTAGTAACTGCCCTTTGTGTTTCTTGTCTGTTGCCCATCGAAAGCTATACCAAATTTCGCGAGGGCATTCGCGTCCAATTAATGAAGCACCCATATGAGATCTAAAAGGAAAGCTATCGGCTTCGTATGCGTCACCTATATGCGGAATAACTTTACCTAAGTAATCCCGGTAACTACTGCCTTGGTCTTCTTTAATTACGCTTTCAATTAGCGCAACAGTTTTTTCAGCTAGATATCGCATATATGTTTCACAAGGTTGAACGGGAGCTAAGATAGCCCCCGTTATTAGAACTTACTGTGTAGCACCAGTCCAAGGAGGAGGCTGCTGGCCTGCTACGCCAGCAGCAGGTACAGCTCCAGGCACAGGTACAGCAGCAGGTACAGGCGCAGCTCCAGGCATAGCTCCAGGCACAGGTGCTCCAGGCATAGGCGCTAACGGTGCGGGCGCAGCTCCAGGCACAGGTGCGGGCGCAGCTCCAGCTCCAGGCTGAGGCCAAGGCTGGCCTCCGGGTACTCCGCCAGCTTCGGGCGGAGCTGCTGTAGGTGCTGGTGCTGATACAGGAGGCGGAGCTGCTGTAGGCGCCATCGGTGCTGCACCTGGACCTGGAGCTATACCGCCGGCATCTGCCATATCAACAACTTCGTTGATATTCTTGTAAGCGCGGATGTCGTTGCTTGCTTCATAATCACCTTGCGCTGGATTAACCTTAGCGCGAACTTTTAACGGGATGTTATGTAGCATTTCTGAGTCTGCGATTTTAATAACTCCAACAGAGTGCCCTATAGCAGATAGATCTGCGTATGCAATAGAACGAGTCTGCTCGTTAGAGTTAATTAAATTTAGACGAACGTAAATTTTACGTCCTACATACCGCCCGTCCAATACTTGGAATGTAAGTTGTAAGTACGCATGCTCCGGATTAGCCTTAGCAGGTTTCATTTCTGATTCCACTATAGCAGCGTTATACCAGCCAGCTGGTATTGCACCGAGTGAACCTTCATTAGGCGCGACTGTACTCGCGTCAAAGTTTAATAATGCCATCTTGAATAGTTTTCCTATTAACGTTTAAATACATCTATACCAGAAGATTGGTATAGTGCTTGTGCAAAATGATTCCACCCGTCATCCGCTGGAATGGGAACCTCTCCTTCAATTCTATAACGGTTGCCCGCTATATAAGAAGGAGTTCTACTTAAGCCTAACATACGTCCCTTGTTTGCGCTTACACCTTTACTCATTGTGTCTCCTTTAGTGACATAGATAGGCTCGTATAAGAAACCTATAATGTCAGCCCACTCAGTAATCATTTCACGCTTACCAAATGTCTTTTGATTCTTAGGACTATGGAGACGTAAATCCCATGAATCATATTCGCCTGCGTTTGGATCTATAAGCTTTGCTGCAAATACATGGCATGTAAGAATAATATTGATGCCGCCATATACTGCTAATATGTCGCACTGCTTTAAGAAACGACTAAACTTCTCGTTCGCGTAAGTGTACGCTTTACCATAACCGCCTAACGCGCTTTCCATCGTTACCGCTTTTTTATTGCCCGGACTATAAGCGGAGTCCATGTATAAGATACTATCGTGTATTTGACGTTCTAGCGCTGTTGCACTGTCAAAGATTAAGGTCTTATAAGGAAATGTTCCCGCCTGAGCTTGGGCTAGTATCTCCGTCATGAGCGCTTCTACTTGCGCAAACTCTTGGAGCATAGCGCTCTTGGGTATATTAACACCTCCATAACCTACTTCTAACGGGATAAGTAATGGAGCGGGTGCGCTAGCACCAAACGTTGTCTTACCTACTTTCTCACCCGCTGCAATAACCATGCGAACGCCTTCTGCTCGCCGCTCTGTATTCACTGTACCTAAAATTGAAGTCATATTGTTTGCCTGTTTATCATTACTTATCCTTTACTAGAAGCGGGCCGACTATTATAACATATTACTCTGTTATATCCATCTTTTCGAAACGTGCTTTCTCACGCTGCAAATACCATATCGCTTTATCTAACTCCTGCTCCGAACTGTTACCAGGCTTCAAGCCTAAACGCCAAAGATACTTAACTGCTGCACCTACGTTATGACTCATGTGTTCGATAACATCTATACACTCGACACCGCTTGCATGTTTATTATAATGGTCCGGGTGATCTACCATTTCATAGTGTTCTGGTTTAGGTTTATCCATTGTTTTCTGCTTTATACTTTGTGTATAGTTTCATTAGATCCGGAATAGCTACTATTAATAGATCTACAATAACTTTGGCATATAGCTGAGCTTCTATCTGCGCATGGCTATGATCGCGCAATGCTAAGAAGTGCATCATGTTATGTAAATCTTGTTTCCAAACCCAGTGCGTATAGTGATTTAAGTGTAGGAACATTCTAGCGTGTTCAGGCGCGACGCCGAAATTTATATGATGCTTATATCGCTCATAGCTCTTTTCACATGTCTCATTCAAATTATGTTTGAATCTCTTCTGTAATTCTAAAGGTAAACTATCCTCCTGCCCTTGCTTAGCGTTTACAGGCTTGCCACCAACAACAGCAGGAATATACCACTCGGCAGGTAACGTAACATAACGCCCGGAGACTTCGTTTATACAAGCCGTTCGATGACGTACAAATTGCCGCGCGACGAATATAGGTAGTTTCATCTCTAACCACACTTCAATCATTTCGATAGGCGTATTGTGGCTATTCTTAATAAGGTATTCGATAAGTTTCAAGTCATCCTCATATGTGCGCCCGCTGTCCAAATTGTCGAAAGAGATCCGCGCTGTATTTGCAGGGTCTATATCGCTTGCATCAAAAAGCTTACCCGGGCGACGCGTAGGTCCCGAAAGGTTACGAAGCGTAACGAAGCCATGATCTAGAACGTCTACTTGAAATAAGTCTTTATTCATTAATGTGTTCCTGTTGTTTATTAAACTTCTTGCGGGCTATACGCATACCCTGCTTCGCTCGCTTATCACATAAACTGTTCGTGATACTTCGTGCGTCTTTCTTTCCAGTATGTCCGCGAACATGTCTAAATTCTACGGAAAAGTTATTATCTTCTATTATCTTTAAATAAATAGACACAACATGATTCAAATCATCTATTCTGGAATGTCTTTTCTGGAAAGCTTTTATGGCATTTTTAGAATCTGTTTGTACTAATAAGTTATCCGCTTCTTGTAACAATCCTGTTTGAAGACCTACATGTAAAGCGTTAACAATCGCCATGGCTTCCGCTGTGGTGCTATCTCTTATCTTGTTACGGAAAGAACCGCCTCCAGCACGTTTACCGCGCTTTGATGCTATCCAGAATCCGTAACCCCCTGCGCTGGTATTAGGACAGTGAGATGCGTCTGTAATTATAGTTATAAACATTCATTGTATAAAGCTCGTCCCTGAGCTTTAGTGCTACCTACGAGGCTAGCAATGCAATACGAACAGTCTCACTCATGTTAAGGCGACGTCCGTTAGTTGCTACATCTAAACCATGCTTCAGCAGCTTCTTTTCTATGCGTTGCATATCTGTAAAGCTAGGCATATGAACGGTGAACGTTGTTGCGCTTACCTTAAACAACTTTTCCAGGCTGGCTGGAGTTGCTTTATTTTCCATTCTACGTAATGACGTTCGTGTACGGCTAAGCCCAAGACGCGACAAGATTTCGATCGCTTCTTTTTGGTTATACTTAAGCCGTTTAATATCTCGAAACATAGAAACATTCGCAAGCGCGGTGTTATAGCCCCAAGGTAATTCTTCATCACAGAACTCAGCAAAATTATCATATCCAAATTCTAAATGTAACGAACCCGTATGCAATGTGAAAAGCAGTTTAGCCATTCTATATTGGTCGCTTGCCATGCGGCTATTGAGCTCTCTAATTTCTTTTACGATGTTAGACGCTAGTTTCTTATTACTTAGAGCCATGTGACTCTCCTATAGTTAACTTCCTAAAGTGGTATGGCTGTGCTGAAGCCATATTTGAATTGTTCTCTGCTAAATAGAGAACATGCTGCATCCCATCGAAGCGCATTTTATTGTCATTATAATATGATATAACTTGCTCCTCAGTGGGTAATGTATTCGGGTCAATATTAATAGACTCAATTGGTGTCTTAGCAGTAGGCGCAGGTTCGCCTACTTTCGTTATTGGAATTAAGTATGTAGTATTGAAGAGCTTTATATGTGTAAACATATTTACTCCGCAGTAACTGGCGCAACAACTTCCATCGCAGGTGAACCATCTTTTATAATAAGCGCTTGGTCAAACAGCTCGCGCTGTACGTCCGTTAACTTACGATATTCGCGAAGCACTAACTCAGGTTTGTACTTTACCAGCTCGTCCGGGTTTAACTTCTTTTTGCGTAGCTGAGTCTTTATAGCGTCAAATGATGCTGGATCAACAGTACGACTAATTTTGTGAACGCCTTTAAGAACGTATTCGTTAGGTAAGTCATGCTTGTTAGTTCCTTCCGTTGCTTTAGGAAAGAAGTGACTAAATAGGCGCTTACGTAAAGCGGACTCTTCATACTTGAGAATTTTGAGTTCTCTTTGCTTTTGAAACCAAAGTGCTAAATCTTCATCCATTGTTTTAGGTAGCTTAGTCATTTATATTCTCCGTTTATTTCCTTTCATTGATATAGTTAAATTGCTAACAGTTAAAGTATAGCAACAGTTAGCACGAAAGCAAAGCTTTAATCGGGCAAATTTACGGCCTTAAAACACTGCCCGTGAAATGCGTAGTCCTTAATTATCGCATGCTTATCTACCTCTACGATATACCCGTTCACCACCGCCGCTTTTATTACTTGCTCTAGCGATATAGTTGCGCCTAATCTATGTTTGCTAAACGATGATAATGAAGAGGTTCTAGTGTGTAAATACTTGCGAGGGATAATACCAGCAGCTACTAGACGTTCATCTATCTTATAACTCTTAGGTACAGGTTTCGTTAAATAGTCTTTTAAAAGATTAATGAGTTTGCGCATACGTGAGGAGTCATCAATACCTATATCCCCGTCTTTAATATGCTCTTTCATTATATTGATATCTTTCATTATTAAGTAAATAGCCCAATCAGAATCCGCTTTAGTAACCACAGGGATTCCGTGGTTCTCCGCTACAGCTAAAAGACACGCAACTCGCAACGCTTTTAGGTGCGCACGATTCCACATTTGTCGCTCCATCTCCTCCATACCTGACGCTATGATTTCATTATCGCAATACAAATCAAAGTCGCTAAATATTTTAACCGCTTCAGGGCTTAACGAAACCATTTGCGAAGTGTTGTGAGAGACATGTCTAGCGGCTGCCATGCTTATACCTGTCAGGTAGCCTGTAAACGTTTTATCTAGTTGTAAGTTTGTATTTGGGTTAGCAGCAGGCCGCTCCCCTTCGTACTTAATGACAGTAAAGCGAGAAAGAAACCCGTCCTCCATCATGCTCTGCGTTAACGACTCGTAAAATGTGCCTGGTGTAGTTTCGCCAATCATGCTGTACGCGACACCGCCTTTAACACTGTTAATATCTTTTTCATTAGCCGAGTATGTTGCTCCGCCTACAGTAGAATCCGGACCGGACTTTTGGTACAGATTAGTCATTACTGTGCGAAGTTGTTGCATAGGGCCATCTCGTCCTTCTTCATAAGCGAGGCGTCTAAGTTTACGACCCCACTCACCGGATATGTTAACAAACGATTTTGTTTTCTCGCAAGCTTTGACAAGCGCGGGCCCACTGACAAAGTCATTAAAGTTTATAAAATTGTCCAAAGACGTGCCTGTTTGTTTCTGTAGAGAGCTGATACCGCTGTGCATACTTTCCTTACCTATAGCACTGCGAGCAACAAGAATGATATATAAGTTTAAACCGGACTTGCTAGGTGTATGCCATCCCTTTCCTGCTAAGCCTGCTATAAGCCCTAGAGCGGCAGTTATAGCTACCTCCTTAACAGGACGAGGACTGCTACTGTATATGTAGCCCGCAAGGACACCCGTGAAGCCAGGCGGCCACTCTAACCCTTCTATATCAGGAGGCTTATGTTCTTCGTTAATTGTTGGAATGTATTCTTGCTGAAGGGTGCTTATTGTTTCTTTGTGTTCAGCTTTGTTAGCTTCATTACGGATTCGCGAGTTTTCCATTAACGACTGGGTGTCTATAACGACAGCTATTTCAGCTTCTTTCGCTTCACGAGAACGTATATGTCTCAGCGTTCGATTAAGGTATACGTCGTTGACTGCTGCCTTAGCGCGTTGCCCTAATTCTGTTTCTCTAAACAGGCGCCGTACTTGTTCGTTAGACTTAGTGTAAAAGGTAAACATGGACAGCAGCGCGTTGTCTGCTTCGGACTGACTTGGATAGCCTAGTTGCTGCCAGTTACCCGCGCATAAGTCTATAAACTTAGAAGCGTTCTCTGCATGGACACCCATGCGCCAGATTTCTTCATCTGTGTGTACCTGCTCCACTTCTTCAAGCTCAATTGTTTTCGCTTGAGTTGTGGTCATGTTATCCGCTATGTTGCTAGCGAACGCTTGGCGCTCCTCTATAGGTAACGCTGTACTGTCCTTTACTAATGGGACAACTACGCCGAGCGCGTTAACGTAGACCAGTTTGGCAACAGTGTTGCCCGTGGAGATCATAAACCTATCTCGCGAATAGATTTCTAAAAATTGTGATTTCTTACCTGCACCAATATCCGCTTTGACAATAATGTGGATACCTTTGCCGCTTTGCGATAGCTCAGCGTAAGAGTTGGCGATAGTAACCATGCTGGCAAACTCATCCAGCGTATTATTAGGTGTTAGTTGTTCAAGTGGTAGCTCCTGTCCAAATTTGTCGCGACTGTCGAAGTCTTTTACATCGAGATCTATAACCGTATAGCCTACAGGAACTATAAAGCCGATGTCCTTGTTTAGTTGTGCAGCATAAATACACGCATCTTCAAAGGTGTGCCATGGACCTGTAACGGGACTGGCGTTGTACAGTCCGTTTTGTCCTATGAGACAAGGTGCTTTGTTTTCGTTTGCAATGCACCAAATAGGTAAAGCTTGAAGTTCTGCGGGTATGTTGCCCCAGCGAGAACTATCAACCATTTAAAAGCTCCGCAGATTTGCGCCTGCGTTCTGTTAATTGCTCGGCCCATTTTACTAAGTGCGGCTCAAGTAGCTCGCGCTCCCAAATGTATATATTGGCGCCTGTTATATAGATGGCGTTAGGTAACGTACCTTTTTTTCTTGCGTATAAAATAGTTGAACGTGCAACGCTAAGCCTTTGCTCAATTTCGTTTGGCGTTATATATTTCTTGTCGAACGCTTCTTGAGTAATTGTAGATGCCATTATTTTAGATTCTAATTAGCTAGTTTGGTGCGAGCTGCACAGTGTACGCATTTATTAACATAATGCAACTGTTGCACCAAACTATTTTTAAACCAATGCACTATCCTACATGCTGACTGTACAAATAATGAACGAGACTTATGGTTTAGTAGGATCGCTTAATAAGCCATAGAAAAGAAAATTATGTCCGTCAGGCAGAACTTCTACTAAACCTAATGAAACAGAATATAAATAATAGTGCCTGAGTTTTATCATTTTGGCGTCATAATGGGCTTTGTCTATTAAATGAGTATAGTCCGTATTAGGGTTAATCCAACTCAATATAACTAACATATCTTTGACTTCTTTGTTGACACGTTCTTTATTGTTATCAACAAGGTCCACACATCTTTCCTCAGGCCCGAATTGCATTGTTTTAATTGCGTCTTGAGAAACCTCTGAAGCCTCTTCAGCAAGCTTCATGTATAAGAACTGTTCGAATGTCATCATGTTATTGCACCGCTTGAAATATGGCTGCAAATCATTTCATATTCATAATGAATAACAGGTATGCGAACCTCAGGTGCAAGGTAATTTATAGAGCCATCCGGATTCGTAGCAGGTACCATTTCACTGTGACTAACCATAGACATAGCTCTAGTTACATGCCCGACAGCAAGAATGTTCTCCCAACCACCTACTCTAAAACGCCAAGCGACTTCTTCACGAGTAGCTATACCTAATTCATCAGGTATAGCTACTAACGTTTTTATAGTTAATGTTTGAATAACGTGTCGCCGCTTTTTAGGATTAACAACGTGCATTTCTACATACTCGTCCTCGTTATTCAAATGTGCGCTAGTAACACCTTGCAAGTAATACGAGTCTGTTATTATCTTCTTAGGTGCTGCTATCTCATGCGCTATTCTCCGGATCTCTTTTATAGGATCAGGCGCTGCCATTATAGGGGCAGTTTTTAATAAAACACCTGCGGCAGGTATTGCGGTTAAGGCTTGCAAGAAGCCACGTCTTGTTATACTCATTCTATCATCCTTATCACTTGTTTAAGTAGCATGTTTATTTAAGTTCATCACACCAAGGAAGCTCCCACACTTCCAGACTTGACCTTAACGGAACTTCTTTCTTAGTATCCCAGTAGTTAATAAACGCTTCACGCAACGAATCGCCGAAACCCGCATGTGACTCTTGTATGTTTACGAAATGTCGCCCAACACACATAACTTGATTACCGTCAATACTGTAATTCATTCTATCATCCTCATTACTTGTTTAAGTATCATGTCTATATTGTCTTCAGTTACGTCCGCGCATCCACACGAACATAACACTTTCATCGTGCTTTGTAATAATACTTCAAATTGATTTCCTTTGACTGCGCGAAACAAATATATCTTTTCATTGTGGTCAAAAACTACTGCATGGATCTTCACTCTACTATTCTCTGCGGTGCGGGTGTGTTTTTAAGCTTCTTGTATGTTGCTTTTAATTCGTGAAGCTCTTTGGCCCATTGTACTTTATGCTCCTCCAATGTAAGCCGAGTAGAACGCCAAGCGATGTTAGCTTTCTCAATATCAACAGCACTGGCATTTTCTGCTTTTAACTTATTAATCTCCGCCTTAAGAGTTGCGATATAAGAAGTGGCTTGTGTTCGCTCTTCACGAACTTTTAATTGTCTAGTTTCAAATGCTTCCCATGCTTGGCTGATAGCAGACTTACGAGCTTGGCACTGTGCTATCCAAAGATTGTAGCTGTTCGTTTTCAGCTCTTTCTCTTTAACAGCTTTCTCATCTATTGGTGCAGCAGGCCTACCTGGACGCTTAGGTTCTTCGTATTGCTGTGGATTTGCGAACTTATTTACAGCTTCATATAATAGCTCGCGGTACTTAGGCCATTCCCTTGGGTGAGTCATTAGATAACCACAATGTTCCGTCATTAACTCCGGAAACGCTATTTGCATCGCCATATGATATTTGTATTCGTAACAGAAGCCGTAATACTCCGAAAGGCTTAAATCAACTTCATCATACGGACAAGCAATATCATACTCAAAATCTTTATGGCTTATGTCTACGAGTTTGGAATCAGGTATGCCTGAGTTGGGCTGGTTAAGCTCCAATAAAGGCGCAACGCGCTGAATGACTAATTTATCATCCAAGGCTTGTGCAAGCCTTATAGTTTGGGCGTCATCCTTAAAAGTGAGAATATCCCTAATAACAATATGAGCGAAATCTGTAGCGTATGGAAATATTTTCGCAGGCCAAAATGCCTGCTGTCCGAACTGTGCAAGGATGAAACCCTCGCTGATTAAATTGTGCTCTTTGCGCAATCTATCTATGTCTTCATCTAAAATTACTAACATAATTGTCTCTTTTATAGTTGAATTATTAATGTACCCCATGTTTAAACTTAAAGAATAAATATTTGGCAGGGTACTGGCAGTGCGCAAGTATACGCTTAAAATAATGAACATAATGTATAATATTTGAGCAAATTACTTGGAAATAAGGCTCATAGCTTGTAGGACTGCGAAATAGCAAAATAATGTTACCGCTTAATAAAAACAATATATTATTAGCAGGGTAGGGTACGTCGCTAATATGTATATATAAAAATTACTATAGAGGGTAGGGAGGGTTAATTAAAATATATAGAAAAAAGTATTATAGTAATATATGTGTATATATAGTGTACTAATAGTAAGCAGGAATGCGGCTCTTGTGGCATAATGAAATTTTTTTATACTGTATTATGTTTATTATACGGAAACGCTGAATTATTGAGCTCCCCCTGCCATCCATAAATATTTAGGAATAACAAGGAATTTCTGCGATTCCTACCATTATTTTAATTGTGGTTATTAGCTTAATGCGCCTGGTGTCACAGAAATCATGATTGAATTAAATTTCTGTTGATCAAGTCCGCTATTGATGTATACTGCAAGACATCAACTAACTAATAAGGAAAACGTCATGTCTACATTTACTTACCAAAATATGCAAGAGTTACTTACATATGCTGCCGCGCAGGCAGTTGCTGACTTAACGTTAAATGTAGTGCTTGAGGGCAATAGAGTGAAAGGCATTATTGCTTACGTTGAAACTGATCTTGATGAGCTTGGTTTTTTAGAGTTTGTTGGTGATGCTTTGTTTAACATGCAGGGCGTACGCATTGACTGTACAGAGGAGCTTGATGATGATATGATTAACATCGACGAAACTCCTACTGGGTTAGTTATTCGTGTAGTGCTTAAATAAATTAAAAGACTTAAAGGGCTTAATCATGAAAAAGACAATAAACATCGCAATCGCAGTTGAGTCGGAATTTAACCGCAAGATTACGTTCCTGAAAAAACGTGCAAAGAAAATTAATGTCCCTTTCAGCGTAACTGCTGCTGATCAAACTTCTTTCGTTGACCATCCTGATCATAAAAGCCGAAAAGTTGAGTGCCGGGAATACACTGTAGAAAGCGGAGACTTAGTTGTGTCTGGATACAGCCTGGTAGCTAGCTTAGATCGAACTGTGGTCGAGGGTGAGAACATTGTCCGTACAGTGCCTGGAGAGACTTGTCCCGAGCATTACCAGCAGCATGACGGCAACTGTGACCATTGCAATACTAAGCGCATACGGAAGCTGGTAGCAGTGCTGCGCAACAACGAGACCGGCGAGCACGTTGCAATCGGTCGTTCATGTGTACGTGATTACATTGGCTACGATGTGGAAGCGCTATGTGATTACATGTCTAAGATTTTCGAGGTGTTTGCATATGAGTGCTTTGGTGAAAAGATGTGCGATATGCGTATGGACGATTTAGCTTATGATTCGTCTACTATACTTGCCCAAGCTGCTGCGATTGTTAGAATACACGGATGGGTACCTATGTCAGCATTCGATCCTGATAACATGGATAACGACGTATACCCAACTAAGCATCGCGTGACTTACGTGCTAAACAAGCCATTCACGGATAGAGATATCGCAACTTGGATTGAGTATAAAAAGAAAGTAAAGCCAACAGATGCTGATATAAAAGAAGCATCACTTGCCCGCGAATGGATTGCAGCGCATACAGGCAACAACGATTACATCCACAATCTGCGCCTATTAAACAAAGCTGGCGGAGTTAGCCACAAGACCCTTGGAATGTGGATTAGCTTAGTAGCCGCTTACCAGCGCGATATGGATAAGCTGGTCAAAGCACAGAAAGAACAGGAAAGCATGTTAAACGAGCACTATGGCGACGTAAAGACACGTTACGAGCTGGCGCTAACTGTTAAGCGTAAGACTTCTCGAATGGGTACATACGGTGAAACGGTTATTATGGGCCTGGTTGATAACGACGGACGCCAGTACACTTGGTTCGGAACTTCTGATCTAGCTTTTGAAATGGAAAAGGGCAATACTTACAATGTAAAGGCAACTGTTAAAAAGCATGATGAGTTCAACGGCATGGCACAAACTGTCATTACACGAGTACAGGAGATAGCAGCATGAGTACAGCAGAAGAGAAAATTAAATCGATTAAATCATTTAGCCATGCACTAACAATATGTCAAGATGTGCATGTAGGCGTCAACGTTGCTGGGAGCATGCTCTATGCCAGTATTGATAAGACACGTCTTAAGCTGCACTTAAAAGACGCGCCTAAGAACTTTGTACAGTGGAGTTGTAAAAAGGTAGATGATGATGAGTTCATCCTTTGCATACACGACGACGCTACGCTTAACGGTAAGATTTACTGATAACGTACTGTTATTAAGTACGCTTGTCGTACTAGGGACAAGCAACGACAAGCAAACAAAACTACCCGCACTATAAAAGTTCCTGATCTAGGATTGTAAATTAAATAACTGTACAATTAACGTACAGTTAGCTGGCATTATCTAGAGGAGTTATCATGAACATATTTAAAAGCGAGATACCTTTTTACTGGCGCAACAAAGGCACAGTAACAGCAGTAACAGAAATGACTACGGACCATCTGTTTTATACTATTCGAATGATATGGAATAACACAATGCCCGAGCCTGTTCCGGACAATCCAAAGTTCTATAGTTATGGACCTAATCATAGTGATGAATATTTAGCGGAAGCATTAAAGCATTTAAGCGCTGAACTATTTACACGCGATGACATAAAAGCATTCCAAGAGGAACAGCTAGAATGGATGATAGAGCGATCCGTTACACTAGCCAATGTACATATACAACAGTTACAACAGTTACAACAGAGGAGATAACATGTTTAAATGGTATAAGGACTGGAAAGAGGAACGCATTCAAAACGCATGCGATAAAGCTTACGAGCGCGGATACCTATGGGCATGCAAGGTATTCTTTTTGCGTAACTGGGAAATTGAATTGATTAGACGTAAAGCATGTAATCATATATTCAATAAAATTCCACAAGAGAAAGCGTTTGATCGAGGTGTTGTAGACGCTTGTTTTAAATTCGAGGACATACATTAAATGATTTTAGATATAACACACCTACCCGCACGTTTCACATTAACGGAACTCAATAATGCAGTTAGAGCCCATCATGATAAACATGACTCTACACTGCCTAAGCGAGTGTACGTGACACGTCCTCAATTTGACTTCGCTTGCCTGCACGTTCCCGATATAGGCTTTGACGCGACAGTACACATAAACCCGCCTACTGTAATGGGCATGAAAATGATCTTTAAGGATTGACTATGCCTATAGCTATAACTAGTAATGAAATGCACTGTTCTTTTGATATTGTACAATTGGAGATGGCTAAGGCTACAGGGCAATTTGGCTGCGCGATGATTGCTAACTATCTGTTAGGTATCCATCAAATTAGAAGGACAGATACCGATGAGCTTGTATCAATAGTAACTGCTGCCGGTGCAGTAAACAGATTCGGTCTAAACGAGGATTATACGGGAGAGCCTAATAAATGAGTTGGATACAGTGGTACATTTGTGGTTATCTTGTTTTCCTTTTCATTACTCTGCATATACTAAGCAAGAGAGTTACTAAGGTGCAGTTTAGATACGTGTTAATAGTAAACCTTATCTATCCGCTAGGACTGTTAGCGTTTATAATTAACTTCTGCGTAACTTTTTGCGCATCATTTAAGAAAGGCTTCACTGGGGCTGTTAACAGGAATAAAGACGATGGATAAATTTAGTAATCTGCGCGGTGGCAAGAAACTAAAAGAAGACTATGAGTCTGCTAGAGAGGCTTTCCAGGCGCTGGAAGAAAAAACAGATCAGCTGGCTGCTATATCAAGCCTGGAAGCACAACTGTGGAAGGCTCAGCATGTAGTGATTCGTTTAGAAGCTCAGCTTCGGGACTTATACATAGATGCTAATGTCGATCCTGCGGTAGATAAGACGCCTTTAGAGGAGGATGCTTTTGATGACGAGAACACTGATACTTAAGAACGGCATAGCGCTCGCAGTTATGGATCATTTCTGCGCGAGGGTATTCTATGCTTACTGTAAAGTTAACGGGTTAGAGGACCACACAATCGATGTGTTTCCTGATTATAATCCTTTGATGCGTAGTTATACAGTCGCTAAGGCAGATTCTAAACCTGTTGTCTATTCAGCGGTAGACGTGGAGCTTATCAAATAATGGATATACCTACTAATGAATTTCATCAACAACTCAAAAAAGACGTTGAATCTATTGTTAATAAACATTCGGATAAGATGTCTGCTGAAGAGATACTAGCGCTCATGTCACAAATGGTAGGTATAGTTATTGCGTTACAAGATCAAACTAAGCACAGTTCAGCGTATATTATGGAACTTGTGGGTAAGAATATTGAACTTGGAAATATGACTGTGATTAATGATCTAGTAAATAATACAGGCGGTAACGGTTAGCAATATCTTGCACGGAAAACACACAAATAAAAGTGAGCTATAATGCCCGTTCAATCCATCATAGAGCAAAGTATTATTATGGCAGCATCAGATAAGAAATATTCGATTAAGCATGGAGTCGTATCCGTTTATTATAATGATGTTAGGGATAACGAATTGTTCGCTAATGGCGTCAAGCTTGGGAAGCTTTCATTTACAACACTTAGGAAATGGCACGTAATAACAAACGGGACTATTGATGTATCATCTTGCTTTAATTTGGGGACATTACTTGAGCAGCTTAACTCAGATCCGAAAACAAGAAGAGGACGCCTTAACGATGATGAATGATTTTATAAGGCTATGCAAATGCGGCTTCGTGCTGGACGTTGATCCGCATTTAATAGAACGCTTAAGCGCCCAAGCCTGGTTACTTAAGACGCTTACGGAGAATGAAGCTAAGGATATCGATATGGCTGTTATGAAAGATATGATAGAGCGTGATATTGTTGTAAGGCTTGACTTCTTTCCTAATACGCCTAGTGGCGGCTTCGTTGTATACGGTAGTGATTTAGATATAGTGCTCAAGTCTGCGATGCAGCTAATCGAGTTAGATAAGGACGAGTCTTAACGCCTACAGACTTCTACAGACTTCTAGACTTCTATGGAAGTCTGTAGAACTTCCCCTTTTTGTGACTGAAGTCACATTTACCACATCTTCTCTCAAGTTTCGCTTGCCAGGCCCGATAACGTCTGTATATTGGACTTATCAACTACGGGGCTTAATAATGAAATTCAGCAAATTACACGAAACAGCAGAAGGCAAATTTCGCATCATGAAAGGCACTAAGCAAGCCTTCACAGCGGAGTTCGATACTAAAGAAGAAGCCATGCAACATGCTGCCGCGCTAACTGCGAAGTTCCACATTCAGCAAGCCAAGGCAGCTTTGCAGAAGATTGAGAACTGGGACGTTGCTCAGCCTGTTGGTTGGGATGTGGTGGAGTTGTTGGAATCGGTATTGCAGCCAATGCACGAGGAAAGCGATAATTTTGATGCAAGCGATCCATCCGGTTGGAGGTGTTAACTAGGTCGCATTTATCACACCTGGTGAAAATAGTTGTTGCTAGGTGTGATAATTACTGTATATTGGACACATCACTTACATAACCACAGCGAATGAAATACATGAACACTGTAATGTCAACAACTAACCAAGATCACCTAATTGACGAAATGACGCAAAATGCGGTTGCTATGGTAAACGGCGCTGATCAATTTGGAATAACGACCGCATGCTTTATTGCTGGTGAATTTGTTCTAGTAAGTAAATATGATATTAATTCAGAAATGGAAAAGCAATTACGAGCAGCATCATACAAACAGGGCGCGATATTGGGGGCACCGGCTAAGTTTGTGAGAATGGAAAAATGTGATGATGAAGAATTCGCAGTATTCAACGGCGTTCTTTAGGTTAAAAATAAAAGACATCTAGTTGTTGCTTAATCGCTAGATGTCTGTATACTGCACACATCGACTAACAATTAACTACGAAGGAATTAAGCAAATGACAACAGTTACAAAAATCTCGCAAATGACAGACGCAGACATCGACGCGAAGCTAGAAGCTATTGCAGTTAAGCGTTTCAACATTGAAACGTTAGAGACACGCAATAACGACAGCGACGACTTCCACGATATAGCAGTCTGGAATATGAAAGCTGCATTAGCAGCAGCTTTCCAGGCCGGCGTTGACGCTGCTACTACGCCAGTATCTCCTGTCCCATTTGATACAATCCAGTCTAAAAAATCTTATGCTACTGCACCAGGCGCTCGAAATGCTTGTGGTCGTGACGATAAAGAATTTGCAGGTACGCATGAATTACCTAGCGGACGCTTTGTTTATCTTTTCAACATTTACACTTCATAAAAGGGCTTACTAATGACACATTACGGAAATCTAAACATACGCATCATAGAAACGCTAGTTCGCGAAATCGCTTGTCTACGCGAGACTAGCGACGCTGAAATTATCGCTTCGCACTTCGCTAGCACGTTCGACCTAATGCCGCTAAGTTCGGAGCAACTAAGAAACCTGGTGAGCTTCGTTGAGTTGCAGAAGCAGAACGAAGATTGGGAGGTAGGGGGATGAACAGCGAATTGCAAGACCTTATCGAGGAGCTCGCGGATGCCCGCGAGCAGTACGACCGAGAAGGTAGGGATATGGATCAAGTTGAAGCTGATAATCTAGCTAACAAAATTGATTCGCTTGAATACCAAATTGAGGAAATGAGATGAGCGATTTTTATAACTATAATTTGTGTGTCACGTGTAATGATAAGCGCGATATGGGCAAGCCGCTTAAGAGCGAGCCTTTTGGAGATGTTGTATTCACACAAACAGATCCGGATCACGATAATTGCGAATGCAAGGAGTGTGGTCAAAAGGTTTTATTTACGGTCAAGATGAAAGTTTGTGATCAAAGTGCTGCTGAATATGGGAGAGGCATGTGAGCTATTTAGATATGCAAGATTCGGAGCTTATTATTGAACTTATCAAGTTTGAGGAGCAGTGCGAGGACACACAAGTGCGACAGCTTGTGATGGCTGCACGTAAGCGCGTGGAACAGCTCCAACCTGAATGGAGCTATAAGGTAGACGCTGGCGTACAATACCAGCGTATCGTTAACGATGGCCTACAGTCTTTTTTCTTTTATGGCGTGTTCCAGGCAAGCTGGGACGAGAATGTCCCTATGAGTGTAATAACCGAACAATTGATAACTTACGCATGGGAAGCGGGTGGAGATGCTAGAGCTGAGGAGATTAAAGCACTATTAGGCATAGGTTAATATTATTGTTGTGACTGTTGCAAAGTCGCGTATAATAACCCTGTTGTAATCAGTATGAGTTTAAGCTGTGTGCCATAAAGAATTTTATCTACTTTTACTAGTAGCGGCAATCCTGCCGGTACTCAGCTTGGCTGCATTATATTTTCTTTTTAATTAATAACCGGAATCACTTATTATGAAGCGAGCCCATATAGCTATACCTTTCGCTATACTAGCTACACTATCCACGACCCTTGCTTATGCGCACGAAACAGCGAATCACACGCATGGCAACGGTATTACAATGGATAACGGGGAACCTGTACCTGTTAATCTAGTTGTCGTATCTCAACCAGGTGGCGTTGTTTTAAACTGGGAGCAAACTTCTAGCGCTGTATCTTATCGCGTATACCGTGATGGACATGAAGTTGGATCATTTATTAATGGAACAGCATGGACAGATACTGAAGTTAGCGAAAACGAGACCTATAAATATTTTGTTATAGGTTGTAACGCGAATGAAGAATGTTCTCAGCCCTCTGCTTCGCAAAGCGTAACTTATGATTTCACTACGCCTATAGGTGCAGGAGGTAGCACGGAATGTTCAGTCTTTTCAGGCTCTACAGCTAATGCGATCCCAACTAATGTTTCGTTAGATGATAACGATCTGTTGACCTGGGTGCCACCTGTTAACTCAGTTAAGTGGAATGTATATCGAAATGATGTTTATGAATACACTATCACAAATGGTTCACCTAGCTATGCTGTGGAAAACCATGTAGTAGGTAATGAGTATTACGTAACAGCGATATATCCGGACGGTTCCATATCAAGTCCTTCTAACTTAGCTAACAGTGTGACAGCCCCTCTTGATTGTGCTGTGATAGAAGCTGCTAACTTAGGTTTGACAACTGCTAACTTAACTCTTCTTGCAACGTTAACTCAAACAGAAGCGGACTTAGAACAGGCGCAGATAGATTTGGCTGCGGCAATTGCCGGGAACTCAACGGCTCAAGACGTGCTAGATGCCCAGGCAGCTCAAGCAGCAGCAGAAGCAGCGCTAGCAACAGCGGAAGCGGACCTTGCGGCTGCACTACTAGCCAATACAGGTACAGCGCAAGATATACTTGATGCGCAGGCTTTGCAGGCGGCAGCGGAAGCAGATTTAGCGACAGCAGAAGGGACAATCATTGGACTAGAAGCTGATGTTGCTACTGCCGAAGCTGCGCAAATTGCTGCGGAGACGGCCCAAGCTAATGCTGAAGCTGCGCAACTGCAAGCGGAAGCCGATTTGCTAACAGCACAGCAAGCGGAGACCGCCGCGCTCGCAGCGCTTGCAACTGCACAAGCCGACTTGGCTACCTGCGAAGCTGATCTCGCTACTACAGAGCAGGCAGCGCTACTGGTAGCCACGGATCTAGCAACTGCTCAAGCGGATCTAGCAACTGCTCAAGCAGACCTTGCCGCTTGTCAATTGTTAATACCTTGAACTGACAGCTCATCCGCCTCTACTCTGGAGGCGGATAGCGTTGAGTCTTATCTTGTTTATCATACTTTGAATGGCGAGCTTGCTAATTTTAGTTTTCGATATCGTCCGGATCAAGAAATTACCCTGCCCCGTTTATTTACTGAAGGGGATTTAGTTTGTTATTACGTTCAAACATGGATGACCCAAACCGGCATCAGTAGCGGACCAACAATATGCACTGTTATTACTGCTGACAATTTAATACTAGAAATATAATCCTTAGGAAAAAGAATATGTCGTTTACACCTACCTTACCTACGAACTCATATCCAGATGTAGAGCTTGCATGGAACGACGAGTTTGATAAAGGCTTAGAGAAGTGGTATCAGGACACTTTTGAAGAAGATGATTTACATCGCGCAGGATATAGGCACTTAACAATTAATGGCGACATAGACTATAAGTTAGACGGGATAAAAGTACCTGGACGTCATGCTGCACTGATGAACAAGTACCGTAACAAAGTACAATTCACTCGAAACAATTTGCTGGTATTAAAACAATACATTGATCCAGTGCATAACCCGTATCGTAATAATTTTATAGGGAGTGACAATAAACAGAAGCCTATGGGCAATATGATTCCGTATGCGCCTTGGCTTAGTACGTGGACACGTAAGTGGTCTGAGAAACATAAACGACATGTAACAGACTGGTCTAAGCCTGTTATGACTTTCGGTAAAGGCAGTATTGTAGAAACTAGAGTTAACTTCGAAAATCAAGTAATGGACGGAGTGCGTTGGTCGATGTGGGCTATGGGTGCAACTAAAGGCGGACAAGTAGATACGCCTGATAACCCTGCTGAAGTAATTGCTGGGACTGAATACGATAGTAATCCAACTGTAGTTGAAATTGATTTTCCAGAAGTGGAGTGTCCAGAAAGCCATCCGGATTTCGGTAACTTAGCGTTCATGAAATGTATAGGAGGTGCGTCTAAAGATACGCCTCCACCTATACGCGAAAACAGCGCTATTAACGCTTATGATTTGAAAGCGCATTTTGGTATTGATTTAAGAAACGGATGGCATACGTTCACTTTAGTGTGGGAATTAGATGGTACCTTGCGCTTCTATTGCGATGGTATATTAATTAACACGGATTACCGTGGCGTAAATATGAACGCATATCTAATCATGAGTTGCGAGATGTGCAGTGGTTGCAAAGATCCAGCGCATGGAAATATATCGCCATGGGAGAATAAGTCTAACGGGCCTAAACAACCACCTGATCCGGGCTTGTCTGCTCGTTGCTGGATAGACTCACGTAAACGTGTTCACCATCACGAGGTATTAGTTGAATATGTGCGTGTATGGAATATGCCTAAAGGTGGCTATCCTGCTATTAAACCTGTAACGCCAATACCTCCTCCAGTTATAAATAAAAAACCTGTAGCGCCGCCGGTAGTTACTGATCCGGGATTAGATGAAACAACAGACATTCGATACTTAGATTTAGAATCGAAGGTTATACGACTCGCAGCATTATTTGAAAGCTCTGAAATTAGACGGGCGGGTCTAAACAAGCAAGTAGGTATATTGAAAGGTAACTTGCAGAAGTCTATGCTGCTAAACAAGCAATACAAGGAAGAGATGACAGCGTTAAGAGCTGCTTCCATGCGCTTACGTAAGCGCGAGAGTGAGCACTTAGCGGAGATGAAAGTATTACGTAAGCAAGTTGCTAATCCTGTTGTAACAGCTACGCACGACGCTGTAGGCGACGCTGTAATGAGCAAGCTAGACGAACTGCTACGTCGAGCGCGTAATCGGGGAGCCAAGTAATGGGTATTAATATCCGTACCAAAGGGCAAAGCGCTGAGCGTGAGATAGCCACAATGCTTAATGAAATCGTATGCGATGTTCGTAAACAGTTGGGTATGCTTGAATTGGAGCCTAGGGACTTTCCTTTTCAACGCAATCAGAATCAAAGTGCTGTAGGCGGGGATGACTTAACAAACCCGTTTGGCTTGTCCATAGAAGTAAAACGACAGGAGCAACTAAGCATCAATAGCTGGTGGAAACAAACTGTCGCATCTGCTGCACGTACAGACGGGAGGCCTATTTTAATGTACAGGCAGAACCGCAAACAATGGAAAGTTATTCTTGATGTCTGTTGTTTTGTTAACACAGATGAATTCAGTTTAGTAGATATGAGAGCTGAAGTTAGTATTGACGATTTTAAGAAATGGTTCCGTGAATACTATAAAGATAATATGACTGGATAATCGTTGACGTTAAATTCTTAAACCTTAATCATGAAAATGCGCTATATTATCCCCCATCATACCACATTTCTTATGGTTGAATTTAATGGGAGATACACATTCCTACATTGATGAAGAGTTACGAGCACCTGAGTTAACAACAAGAGAAAAGAAGTTGCGACTATTGTTCGCGAGGGAGTATGTGGCTTGTGGAAGGGATGAATACCATGCTGCATTGCGTGTAGGTTTTGATAAAGCCTTTGCGGCTGCTTTCGGCGACCAGTTTATGAATGAGGGCTTTACTCTTAAACTCATAGACGAAGTGATGGAAGAGCCTATTGGCAAGAACGAAGAAACGCGAATGAAAAATCGCACTATTCGCCAATTGATGGTTCATGCAAAGACTGCTAACAAGCCTGCAAACCAAGTAGGCGCATTAGTACAAATTAGCAAGATCTTAAAAATGGAGCTCGCAGCAGGTGAGGAAAATAACGATCGTTTAGGCGGTGTTATGGAAGTGCCTGCTATGACTACTCCCGAGGAGTGGACTGCTATGGCTGCTCCTGAACAAGCGCAACTGAAAGAGACTGTCCGTGAATAGTGCCTTAGCTAGTACGGATATCCCTGAAGTATTTTGGCGCCCGTTAAGCGGCTCGCAGATGCGGGCGCTTAGCTGTCCATGTAATCATATCTTATACGAAGGAACGCGCGGTCCGGGTAAGACAGACGCTCAGATAATGTATTTCCGTCGCTTTGTTGGTAAAGGGTACGGGCAGTTTTGGCGCGGCATAATATTGGATCGCGAGTATAAGAACTTAGATGATTTAATAAGCAAGTCTAAACGCTGGTATAGGCAGTTTGGTGACGGCGCGAAGTTTATAAGTTCTACAGCAGGCCTTAAGTGGATATGGCCTACAGGTGAGGAGCTTTGGTTTCGTGTAGTTAAAACAGAACAAGACTATTGGAATTATCACGGACAAGAGTTCCCGTTCATAGGTTGGAACGAATTAACTAAGCATCCAACAGGCGACTTATACGATATGATGATGTCTTGTAATCGTACGTCATTTATACCCAGCAAGCACAGTCCTATCATTCAAGAAGAGCCTAGAATAAGGCGCATACTTCCGGAAATCCCTCTTGTAGTGTTTAGCACGACGAATCCTTATGGCGTTGGGCATACTTGGGTCAAACAACGCTTCATCGATCCTGCACCTCCAGGCCAAGTTATATTTAATAAAGCGGAAGTATATAATCCAAGAACAAAGCAACGCGAAGAAGTAACTAAGACTCAAGTACGTCTGTTTGGCTCGTATAAGGAAAACGAGTACCTAAGCCCAGAATATATTATGGAGCTTGAAAGCATAACGGACATGAATAAACGTCGAGCTTGGTTGTGGGGCGACTGGGATATAACGAGCGGCGGAATGTTCGACGATGTGTGGTCATCACAATACAACGTCATCGAGCCGTTTAAGATACCTCATAACTGGCGCATCTTTCGTTCGTTTGACTGGGGTAGTTCTAAACCATTTAGCGTGGGCTGGTGGGCTGAGTCTAATGGTGAAGATGTGCAGCTACCTGGAAACAAAGTATTGTCCACTATACCTGGAGATCTCTTTCGTATAAACGAATGGTATGGCTGGACGGGTAAACCTAATACAGGTACACGCATGCTAGCGACTAAGATAGCGAAAGGAATTGTTGAACGCGAACTTAAGATGAAAATCAAAGGGCGTTGTAAACCTGGACCGGCAGATAGCTCCATTAACGATGACGTTAATGGCGTCTGTATAGCAAATCAAATGCGAGCTAATGTCGTTATAGACGGTAAGACATATCCAGGCGTTGGCTTCACTCGTAGTATTAAAACTCCAGGCAGTCGAATACAAGGATGGGAGAAAATGCGTACAGCTATCTACAACGCTCAGCCACCAGAAGGAGGCGGCCCAAGAGAAGGACCTGGGCTATTTATTTTCCGCAATTGCCAAGAGGGCTTTATACGTACAGTGCCTGTGATACCTCGTTCCCTTAAAGAGTTGGACGATGTTGATACAGACGCTGAAGACCACGTAGCGGACGAATCGAGATATGTAATTTTAGCTACAGGCAATCGTTTTGGATCAGGGTCAACAACAGGATATCACTAATGAGAGAAGTTTCTCCTATAGCTCAGCAATACGATATGAAAGGCGTAGCTTTATCTTCTGAGTTTGGAAATAGAAAACAAAGACGAAAGGATAATAAAATAATGGCTAAGACAGGTAAGAATAAATGTAAACGTTCTGGACGTGACGGTTATGAAACTGAATCGTTTATGGAGCGACGGAAAAACAATCGCAAGCGAGACAAGCTAGCAAAGAAATCGCGCAAACAAAACAGGAACTGAGATGGGAATTAAATCTACGCATCCATCACACGATGCTATAGCTCCAATATGGGAGCTCGTAAAAGATGTATATGGAGGTGAAATCTCTGTAAAAGATAAGACTGTGAAATACTTGCCTGCGACCAGTGGTCAAGTATATGACGGGATGGGCGGAGCTAAGGCGGATTCGCTTGGCCATAAAGCTTATTATTCGTACTTATTACGCGCTGTGTGTCCCGACCTGTACCGCAAAGCTGTTGAGACTGCTATTGGTACTATGCACAGGAAAGATCCCGTTATAAAGCTTCCCAAGAGCATGCAGCACTTGGAAGAGCATGCTACAGAAAGCGGTGAATCACTTAAAATGGTGCTACGTAAAATCAACGAAGCGCAAATCACAACAGGCCGCATAGGTGTATTAGGCGATTTAGTTAAGTCGCCTGAAACCAAAGAAGTGTTAGGTAAGCTTTCACTATACTGTGAAGAGTCTATACGTAACTGGAATTTAGGTACTGCTGAGCCTGGTGAGTTAGCGGAATTAGATCTTGTAATATTAGATGAAACTTCGCATGTAATGAATCCGGAGTTTGAATGGGAAATTAAAGAGAAGTATCGCATACTTGCAAAGACTTCAGGTGATTCTGAAGGGAGCGGTCTAAGTTATGATCCTACTGGTAAATTTTACGCTACGGCAACAATGGACGCGAGCGGTACATTAGAAACGGCTGTCGATGCTGTTATACCTAACAGGCTTGGATCGCAACTTGAAAAGATACCTTTTAGCTTTATTAATACCATAGATGTAGTCGCTGCCCCTTGTTCTCCGCCTATGCTTGGATTGGCTTTGCTTGTTCTTGCTATATACAGAGGGGAAGCTGATTACAGACAGAGCTTGTTTATGCAAGGGCAAGACACTCTAGTTCGCATAGGTATAGACACTGACCCGGACAACAAGGTTGATGATGACACTGTACGTACAGGCGCAGGTGCTCGCATAGACGTCCCAATGAATGGCGATGCTAAGTATATAGGCGTAGCTTCCGAAGGGCTTGGTGAACAGCGTAGCTCGTTAGAGAACGACTATATACGAGCTGAAAAGCTAAGCGGCCAGCTCAACGATACGTCTAAGCAAAAAGAAGCGGCGGATGCTTTGCGTCGTCGTACATCTGCGCAGACTGCATCTCTGCCTCAAATTGCATTGTCTGGAGCAGCAGGTTTAGAAGACGTTCTTAAGTTTATGGCGCCTTGGTTTGGAGCTAACCCAGACGAGATAGAAATTATACCTAATATGGATTTCACGGACGATGAGTTTGATGGCTCGACGCTTGTCGATATGCTTAAGGCTAAGACATTAGGCGCTAAGCTATCCGATGAGTCTATACATGAGTGGATGGTTGAACAAGGTATAACTAAATTAAGCTTTGAAGAAGAAATGGCTAAGCTTGCATTAGAGGAACCTGAATTAGAAGATGAAGATGAGTTTGATTCTCCTGCTGCTAATAAAGCGCCTACTAAGGACGAGTAATGAAAACAGCTAACGAAAGACTATTAGACGATTTCGTTAAGCATCAGATTCGTTTAATTAGCTACGGCAACGGACTTAGTAAGAGTTCTGTTAAGAAGTTAAAAGCCACTGAAGGAGAAGTGGCTCGTATACTTCTAGTTTATGCTGAGAAGCTGAGTGGCAAATCGCTAACTACGAAAATGGGCAAGCGCAATTTGGCGAAGATGGAAAAAGAAATCCGGGCAGTTAGGCATGAAGCTTGGCTGTCCATACGTAAGGAAATATCTTCTGAGTTGCGTGAATTGCTGAAGGAGGAAACAGAATTTGTGGTTAAAGCTATTCAGAAGAACATGCCTGTCGCTTTAGATTTAAAAACTCCGAAACCTAAAACGCCTGGAGGCTTAGCTGAAGAGGTAGAGGGTGCTGCGATATCTGTTTGGTTTAAAGATGCTGAACAGAAGGAGATTGTTAATATCCGTAATCGCTTTAAGATGTCTCTCCAGGATCAAGAATTAAATAGTCCTGGACAGATAGTTAAGGCAGTTGTAGGCACAGCTATTTTCAAACGTAAGGATGGCGTTCTTAGAAAGAGTTGGAACGGTATAGATTCAGTTGTGACTTCTTCAATCGCTAAGACTAGGTCTAAAGCTACCCGTGATGTCACATTTGCTAATCCGGATACGATAGGTAAGGAATATTTTGTTGCGACATTGGACATTCATACGACGTTTCAATGCGCGAGTCATGACGGTAAAGTATTCCCGGTAAAACAAGGACCTGTCCCTCCGTTACATTTTAGATGTCGTTCGTTAAGAATTATGTTGATGGAATATAGGTTTATGAAAGATAGACCTTTTAATTCGAACGTTGAGAAAAAGACTTTGGACGACTTTACTCGCAGCAACGGGTTGAGCCGTGTTGGCAGTGCAAAGGATTTGCCTTATGGATATAAAACTCAGTACAGATCGTTTAATCGAAATCGTAAAAGAGAGTTGATGGGTGTGCTACCGGCGGAAACTAATTTTGCGCAATGGTTTAAGACACAAAACAAAGCGTTCCAAGATGAATACCTAGGCGTGACACGAGCTAAGTTATATCGTGAAGGTGGACTTGAGATTTCGCAGTTTACTAACCGTTTAGGCAATACACTCACGTTAGATCAACTTAAGGCGCGAAACTTATTACCATGAGCATTATTTTCACGTTATAATTGCCAAAATAATTGCCATGTGTTAAGGCACTATTTAACCGTTATTAGCAGGCATATATAAATGGACAATCGTCATCAGTTTAAATTCGATATCCCTATAGGCGGGTTAGGCACAATTATCGAAAGAAATGGCGAACCTTTTAATGATGTTAGTGCTATTAATATCAAAGTTGATCACACCGGCTATAGTAACGTCACTCTTGAAATACACGCATACAGCGCTATTCAAATAATAGCTGCTATGCGGCTTATCGTTAAGAGTGATATTGATCCGGATACAGGAAAAGATAATTATATCTTACCCGCACTTACACAAGTCATAAACGAAAAAGGAATTGAGATAAAAGACAGTAATGGATTATTAGATGACGACATTTTACTTGAATTTGCGGAACGTTTGATTGCAGTCATTATTGAAAATCACGGTAGTCAGATCTGAAAGGATAATTTCATGCGTAAATTACGGAGGTTTGTAAAAGCTTTTTTATACATTTGGATGTTTATAGTCGTTGTATTTATAAGCGGTTGGATCACTGTAACCTTATTCAAAGGTTTCTATCATTTAATTTACTGGAATTGAAATGTCATTTTCAGTAAATTCTTAATAAACAAACAATCGTCTGAAGCAGAAACAGAATTATTAACGGCTGGTTTTTTTTTATAATATTATTGCTCAAGTAGAAAAGGATAATCACTTACTTATACCGCTCAAAAAGGAAATTGTTCGAGAACGGTTCAAAGCTACAAAAGGTTTAATAGTATGAACAAACTTAGATTAAAACAGAATCGTATAACTGAACGCAACTTAACGCATAACGGGCTGGGTGGTTCTGGAATAAGTAATATTGTTATAAATAACGATAGTTATTACTCTAATGAAAAAATAGGGCTTGGATGGGTGCGACCGTATAACCACATTAATAAATCACATTTGATTGAACGCATAATAAAGCATAGCGGTTTGGGTAGTTATGGTTCTATGTTTAATCTTGATAAGTCTTATGGATTGGCGCAAAAACTAAAATGAAAGTTCCATACAATACAATCGAGTTTGATTTTTTACCTAGTCACGTTAGACAAGTGATCAACCAAATTTTAGAGCGTGAAGGTTCCGTTTTTACTAATGATAAAGAAGATCATCCAACACGCTACGGCATACGCAAATTATCGGCTGATCGTGCAGGGTATACCGGTTCAATTGAATATTTAGACCGCTATACAGCCGCTCAAATTTGGACTTCTCTTTTTTGGTACGGTCCTAACATTCATCTGATCAATGAAGTGTCACCATTAATTGCGCAAACGGTTGTTGATACTGGCGGGCCTGCTGGTATAGTGGTGGCTATAAAACATTTACAGCAAGCCATAACTAGTTTTAATCACATACGCAACGGTAAACAAATTTACGGTGATGATTTAACGTTTGATGGTCTAATCGGTGAACAGTCATTAAAACAATTAGAATTATTTGTTTTACATAGAAAAAAGAAACAAGGTGAACGTAAACTAGCCACACGTTTAAACTGTTTACAAGATGCACATTATACAGCGGTCGCTATTCAGAAGCCGCATAAACGGAAGTATAGTTTTGGTTGGAATAGTCAACGGGTTTATGCTGATTTAATGGAGCTAGCCGATAAAACCGATACGCTAATCGCTTAAAAGTAGTTTTATGAATAACTACGGTAAAAGAAAAATTGAACGAAGATACACCGATAGAAAATGCGCAAGCGGAACCGTGCAAGCAACTAACACAGGAACAAATTGCGTGGGTTATTGCTAGTCATCGTCGTACTATGCAATACAGGAAAACGTTTCGGATTATAAGCAAACTAATACGCTGGATAATCGCAGTGTTTAAATATTTTGGGGATTCGCTAAAATGGGCGGGGCCGTTATTTTTATCAGGGTTAGCAGCATATCAGTCGGGCGCATTAAAAAATATTTCTGGATTAATTGATATTCTAAAGGAGTTCTACGGGTGATACCTAAAATAATTGTACAGTCTGTAAATTGGTTACATGGGTTTTTAAAATTTATTATTGGTTTGATTATTTGCTTTGCCATCTATGACATAGCATCCCCAATTTATAAAGATCAAACAATAACAAATATACATTTAACTGACGCTGGATTACAGGGTGATGTTCAATTTATAAAGAAGCGGTTTTGTGCGCCCACGTCGGGTACAGCTACCGCGTTTTTATCATTTGGTGAAACGGTTCGTTTTCCCGCAAGACTACTTAAGAATGGCAAGCCGCTGGTATTACAAAATTTTCCACCATCTAAAACCCCCACATCAGTCAGATTAACGTGGGTACTTCCTGAAGGTATTGCCGACCCTACTGGTATGAGCATGGGCTTTTCTATGAAATGCAAGCTGCCTATTTTGCGTCATGTTGAATGGTATTCAGATGTAAATTTAGAAGTTAAGCGGAAGTTGTTTGAAAATCGTGAAAATTAAACGATGGTTAAAAGCATTGTTGGGTGTTGGTGCTAAAACCGTTGTTGCGGGTTTGCAAATCGGTGGCGGGCCGGTGGGTGGTGTGGTTGCCGATATATTAGCCGATAAATTAGGCTTTGATAAGAATGACCCTAGTTTTGAAAATCAAGTATTACGCGCCACACAAAGCGCCGAAGGTCGGCGGCGTATTATGTTGGCTGAACTTGAAATTAAATCACGCAAACAAGAATTATTCAGTCAATACGAATTATCTATTTTAGAGGCCTCGGTTAGAAATTTTGCACAAGTACAACAAACTGCACGAACGGAAATACAAAGCGGTGATAAATACATAAGCCATACACGGCCTATGATTATTAGACGTTTGTTTGTTGTAGCGTCAATTATGATTATATCGTTAATTGTCGCTGTAATAGCTGATGGTTTTACCGATAGTTGGATAATGACTAATTGTTTTAAAATAGATAAAAAGGAATTTGAAAAAAGTTTTGAATCATGTTTAACTTTTGTTGATAAGCGTGATTCTTATTCAGTACGATTAACAAAATCATATGCCGATAATTGGCAATGGTTGTCATTGTTAATGGGCATTTTCGTTTCTTATTTTACAGGTAGAACATATGAACGTTCAAAAGGTGTGCAAGCGCGTGATTGATTTGTTTAAAGATCAATGGGCAGATAATAAGCCGATCACTATAGTAGCGGTAGTAGTTGTGGCAATCCTAATTTATTGGGTTATCATGGCAATGGTTTCTGTATTTTCTTAATTTAAATTTAACTATATAAAAAAGGTATAATCAATGTTAGACAAAGAGTACGCTAGTAAGGATCTTATTCCTGCTGGATTTGAATATCTATATGTAGAAGCTGACGGTAAGTTTGTGTTAAAGACTTCATCGCAAGTTGAGCGTAACGATAGCGTAATTCGTTTGGAAGGTAGTATTGCGAAAGAACGTAATGATCACAAAGAAACCAAAGCAAAGCTTTCGAAATTTGGTTCTTTAGATCCCACTGAAGTGCAAGCATCACTTGACCGTATACCTGAACTTGAAGCTGCCGCAGAAGGTAAGCTGGATGAAACTAAGATCAAAGAACTTGCTGATAAACGTGCTCAAGCTTTAGTGGGGCCAGTGCAACGCGAACTTGATACTTTGAAAGCATCGCATGCAGAAGCAGAAACACAGATACAGACTTACCAGCAACAAGATACAAGTCGTAAGATACAAGATCATATTCGCGAGTCAGCAGGTAAGGCTAAGTTACACGAGCACGGAATTAGCGATGCGCTCATGTACGAAAGCATCTTCGAAGTGTCTGAGGACGGACGTGTAATAACAAGAGCTGATATGCCTAATGTAACTCCAGGCGTGGACGCTACTGTGTGGTTAGCAGAGAAGCAAGCCACGACTCTACACTGGTATCCGGAGTCGCAAGTAGGCGGCAGTGGCGGCAGTGGCGGTACAGGAGGCGGAGGCGCTAACCCGTTCAGTAATGCAAATTGGAATATGACTGAACAAGGTGCGCTTCTTAATACAGATAGGCCAAGAGCAGAAGCGATGGCTAAAGCTGCTGGCACTACAATTGGTGGCCCTAAACCGGAAAAATAGTGTATTATCACACGTAACAACTAGGGCAACAGTACACGGGTATTATGTTGCCTTAGTTGAAACCAGCTTGCGGTCACGGGATTCGCGGCTTGACTTAATAACTCAGCCAAAATAATCCTAGGAGGACCAATGGCTACTGGACCAATCACTCGTTTATCAGATGTTATCGTACCGGAGATTTTTACTCCATACGTGCAACAGATGACTGAACAAAAATCACGTATTCTCATGTCAGGCGCAATGACACGCGATCCTCTTATGGACTCGCACTTGTCTGGTGGCGGCTTGACTTTTAATACTCCTTCATTCCGTGACTTGGATGACGACGATGAGAACATTTCATCGGACGAAGCTGATGATCGTTTTGTTCCTTCTCAAAACACAAACTCTTCTCCAATGAAGATCGGTACTGCGAAAGAAATTTCTGTTCGCTTGTCTCGCAACCAATCTTGGAGTTCTGCGGATTTGGCGGCAGCGCTTATTGGTACTGATCCAATGGAAGCTATTGCAAATCGTGTTTCTGATTACTGGACTCGACGTTTGCAGAAAGCAACTGTCGCAACTATTCGCGGAGTCTTTGCGAATAACAATTCTGCGCCTACAGGTGCTGAACATATCCAAGGTGATATGACTAATGACCTTGTAGATGACGGTGCGGGTGGTCAAATTGCTTATGCGCAAGGCGTTACTGATTTCAGCGATCATGCTTTTCTTGATGCTGCAATTACTATGGGTGATTCAATGGACGACTTAGGTCTTGTTCTTGTTCACTCTATTGTTTATAACCGCATGTTGAAAAACAAGTTGATTGATCGTACTGTTATCGATCCTGTTACAAACTTGCCTATCCCAACTTTCCTTGGTCGCATTGTTGTTGTTGACGACGGTATGCCTGCTTCTGGCGGTGTGTACGAGACTTGGATGTTTGGCGGCGGTGCGTTACGTTTCGGTTCTGGTTCTGCTAAGGTGCCTACTGAAACAAAGCGTGATCCTGATGCTGGTCAAGGCGGTGGTGCTGAAATCTTATACAACCGTGTCGAGTGGGCAATTCACCCAAGCGGTCACAAGTATATTGGCGCAGCAGACGACGGCGGTCCTTCTAATGCCGCTACAACCAACAACCTTGCACATGAAGGAAGTTGGCAGCGTGTTTTCAGCGAACGTAAGCAAGTCAAGATGGCTCGCTTAGTTACTCGCGAAGCATAATCTAAATAAGAACAGGCGCATCTAGAAATAGGTGCGCTTATCTTTAAGCATTAGGAGAAACTAAGTTGAATATTCGTGAAGCATTAATGCTGCTGGAATCAGATAACGATGAGCACTGGACAGCAGATGGTCTGCCTCGTATGGAAGTCGTTGAAGAATTGCTAGGCAAAGATATTGGACGTGCGGAATTGAACAAAACCGCTGAAGGTTTTACTCGTACCAATATGGAATTTAAAGAGGGCTCTGATAATTTTTTGGATGGTGCCCAAGAAAGCAGCGAAGAAAGCGACGAAGAAGTCGCCAAAGTTCGACAAGAGTTAAAAGACGCGAAAGAAAATCTAGCAGACGCTAACAACCGCCTTTCTGAAGCTAACTCTGCCATGGATAAAATCATTGCTAAAGAAGAAAAAGCTAATTCATTAACAACGGATGCGAACGACATTAAAACGTTCCAGAAGTCTCAATTAGCTCAACGTAAAAAGAACGCTGCTGGTGCTGCTGCTCTAAAAGAGTTTATGAAAGAGCATAAGTCTGAGTTCGGCACATAATCTGTCGTGGCTTTAATCGTTGAAAATGGCACCATAGTCGCGAACGCTAATACATACGCGGATGTGACTGTGGCTGCCGCTTTCTTTTCAGACAGAGGATTAATTGCGCCTGTAGGTGGTTTCGATCCTTTGCTGTTAAAGACAATGAGCGCGTTCTCTGGATTATATTTCGTAGGTGTAAAAACTGATCCAGCAAGCGCACTGGACTTTCCTAGAACGGGCGTTGCTAACAAAGACGGCATTCCCTATTCTGAATACTTTATTCCTCCTGAACTTATCGAAGCGCAATTGTGGTTAGCTTATTATGAATCGCGAGGCAGCAGCCTTGGCGCTGTTGCGACAGCTACGGTAAAGAAAGAAAAGGTTGGCCCGTTAGACGTTGAGTATTTTCCACCTAAACAAGACGGGCTAGGAAATACGACAAAGGTCGAATTGAAAGATTTACCTAACGTTTATAATTTGCTTAAGCATCTAATAGATTTAAGACGAACTTATGGTTTAGGTAACAACAGCGGGCGGGTGCATCGTGCATGAGCAATTCTCATCACTAGCGACTCGTCTAATACATAAGAACGGACGCCTGTTAAAAATTATAAGCTACGGTAAGCCTGTTGATGAATGGGATCCAGCAGCTAAGAACAGTCGTTCTGAAGATCGTAAAGATGTTATTGGTGTTACTACTGAATTTGAAGTTGGAGAAAAAGACAACGATTTAAAAGAACGGACAGCGAAAGTATTCCTTATAGATACGAATACTTCAGGCCTTATAGATACCAGCATGAAGTTATGGGATAGCGCGGATGACGTTACATACAGCATCCTCGAAGCTGACCCGCTTCAGCCTGGAACTAATAACATTCTTTATACAGTTTATGTAGGTAAATGATGGCTCGTCTTCGCAAACATACTGACAAATATCGTAAGAAGCTTTTAACCACAGCGCGTAACGCGACAGCAGGTCTAAGCGGAATGGTTGTTATGCGTACAGCAGTGGATACAGGTACTGCTCGCGCTAGTTGGAACGCTACTATAGGCGCACCTGTCGCCAAGAATGTGTATGTTAATAAAGATAATCCTTATGCGGTTCGCAATAAGATATCTGAGGTAATTAATAGATTAATGCCTGGAGATAGTTTCTTTTTAACAAACGGATTGCCTTATATACGTCCGCTAGAATATGAAGGCCATAGCGCTCAGTCGCCAGCAGGGATGTTAAGAATATCTGTCGCGCAGTGGCAACAGATAGTTGACGAGGCTGCCCGTGGAGCTTGATTTAACTATAGCGTTTAATAAACGTGTCAAGACGTTTGCAGACTTTAGGCAGCTTAAAGTCCAATGGCCTGATGTAGATTTCAACGCTAAAGATTTAGACGCACATTTGAGCGTCGCAATACTTCCAATTCCGCCTGCTGTAATAGGTGTATGTAATGGAAGCGCTATACATAGATGGATATGCCAAATAAATGTCCATTCAATTGACGGGATAGGTGATCTAAAAGCTAAGGCTACGATTGATGATCTTAAATTGTCATTCCCTGTCAATTCTTTATTAGAAGGTACAGAACATAAGTTCAAAGTTATAACGCCTCCTAGTCCAGTCCCTGAAATTAGAAAGAAGGGCTGGTTTTATATTCCGGTGCAGTTCCGGTGTCAAGTTATCAGTTAAGAGGAACCGAGTAGATGAGTCAAGGTGTATCAAGTATTGGGAGCTGCATGGCGTTTATCGCAGGCGCACCCGCAACAGTAGACGCCGCCGGCTATGCCGCGTTGGCGTTCGAAGCTTCAGGCGAAGCAACACAGATTGGTGATGTTGGTCCTGAAAACGAAGTAATTACATTCAACACAGTTTGTGATGGTGTAATTAATAAACGCTTAGGAGCGACTAACTTCGGTCAGCAAACTATAGAACTAGCTTACAAAGGCAGCAACGCTGCTCAATCAGTTCTTTCAACTGCTGCCGAAACTAAGGATAGTGTATCTGTACGTGAAACACTATCGTCAGGAGATATCTTATATTACCAAGCGTATGTAGCAAGCTTTAAAACACAAGTAGGCGGTTCAAGTGACTTCCTTCGTGCGTCTGTAGGCTTGGAAATCGATGGCGCTATTCTCGTCGTACCTGCTTAATGCAGGCATAATGATTGCACCGATGTCTGTGGTTATCGCAGGCATCGGTGCTTTCTATTTAAGCTGTATAACTTTTAACTTAACTGAAAAGGTAATAATCACCCACATGGACATTTCACTATTAGGTAGTTCTAGCACAACTACATTATTCTTAAAACACCCAGTTACAGAAGAAACGTTAAGCGTATCTATCACAGGTATTACGCCTGATTCTAAAGAATGGAAAAAGATAGAAAAAGACGTTGTTGGCCCAAACAAGAAGCAATCTCTTATTATTGAAAAGGGAAAGCAATCAATAGAACTTGATAGCGACGGTATGATTAAGCGCGAAGAGATTTTACGTCGCGCAATAAAATCTATCGACGGTATCGAAAGCAAAGGCGCACCTGTTGTCCTTAACGAGCAGGTAGGTATAACCGCTCACTTAAATGATCCGCAATACGGTTGGATGCTAGAGCAATGGGGCGACCACTTGGATGATCGTTCGCATTTTTTTGGCAGCTCCGAGAAGACTGCAAACTCTGGGTCAAGTGCCTCGGTTGGCTCCAAGCAAGAGAAGACAGACTAGAAACCGAGTTTCCGCTATTAACTGATTATGGTTATTGGATAATTGAAACTATACAAGGAATTGGACTTTCTCAAGGACGAGAAGTTCTTCCTTATGCGGAGATTAAAGCTTGGTGTGAATTGACTAGCATTGAATTGGATGTTTGGGAAGTTGAAACGTTTAATGCGCTTTCCAATACTTACATCGAAGCGCTAGGTTTAGACAACGAACATGAATTGCCCCCTTTGCTTACTGAAGGACGTGCAAAAGAACTTCGCAAACGTTATGCGGAGATGAGATTAGCGACCATGATGCGAGTAAATAAATAGTGGCTGAAGATATTGCGGACCTAGGTTTTGAAGTTGAAACTCGAGGTATTGACAAAGCTATTAAGCAGCTCGACAAACTTGATCGCGCAGAAGACTCGGTTGGTAAGACTGCTAAGAAAAGCGGTGGTCTTATTGACCGATCTATGCGAACAGCTTCTACGGGTATAAATACTGCTAACAAATCTACAGCAGGACTTACATCCGGACTTAGAAATATAAAAGGTTTGATTGCAGGAGTAGGCTTCGGCGCTGCTGCTCGTATGACTTTCCAATATGCTGACTCGCTTGCTGAAGTTAGCACTCTTGTTGATACAACCAAATTCGATATGGAAGCATTGTCCAAAGCTGCTTTACAGCAGTCACGAGACTTTGGTTCTATGCCTACTGCAAACGTTAAAGCATTCTATCAAGCGATATCAGCTGGTGCCAGTACAGTGGAAATGGCAACAGACGCCATGACTGCTGCTAACAAGTTAGCGATAGGCGGTGTAACGGATACAGAAACAGCAGTGGATGGTCTTACTACTGTTATGAACGCTTATGATGGAGCAGCAGGAAGCTTTGCTGACATTTCTGATACGATGTTTACTGCTGTTAAAGCAGGTAAGACTACTATTCCTGAATTAGCAAGTGCTATCGGTAACTTGGCGCCTATCGCTGCTCAAGCTGGCGGATCGTTTGAAGAAATGATGGCAGCAGTTGCGACGCTTACTTCAGGCGGTGTGGATACTAAAGTTGCGATGAACGGACTTAGAGGTGTTATGGCTTCGGTTGTTAAGCCCACTAAGGAAGCGCAAGAAGCTGCTGAAAGGTTAGGTATTGATTTTAGTGCTGCTGGACTTAAAGGAAAAGGGTTCGCTGAATTTCTTAAAGACGTTAAAAACAAGACAGGCGGAAGCACTGAAGAGCTTGCTAAACTATTTGGAGGTGTAGAAGCACTTACACCAATCATGGCTCTAGCAGGTACACAGAACGAAAAGTTCATCGGAACTATGGAGCAGATGCGAACTAAAGCTGGAGCTAGTGAAGAAGCATTCACTAAAATGTACAACTCTCCAGGCTTCCAGATGAAACGTATCTTGTCTACACTAACTGCTGAGTTCTTATCGCTAAGTAGTTCTATAGGCGACAAAGCTGTTCCAATGCTTATATGGATCGCTGATAGCATACAGCCTGTATTCACTAAGCTGCGAGGCGGCTTAGACATGATAACCACATTCGTTACTCAGTTTCAAAACGCATTCGCAGACTTAGACCAATCCCCTCTGAGCAAGATACAATTCGGAGAGATTGATAAAGGTAGCGTAGCGATGCAAAGGTTCGCAGATGTTGTCCGTATTGTTGTTAATGCTGTATCGCCTTTAATACCGTACTTGGATGAGTTTGCTATAGCATTAGTAGCTATCAAAGCAGCTTCTATTGGTGCAGGGGCTATAGGTGCTCTTGTGGGCGTGTTTAAGGGCATTGCGGCAGCAGCAGGGCTTCTTAACCCTGTAACGCTTGTAATCGCTGCAATCGCCGCAGGTGCGCTGCTAATATACAAAAACTGGGATGGGATCGTTGCTTGGTGGAACGGAATATGGCCTGCTATGCAAAGCTCAGGAAATGCTTTCTTAAGTTGGTGGCAGAATACGACGTTCGAGCAGAAGCTCTTAGACGTTGTTGACTTGCAAGTGTCGGGCGCTAAGTTAGTAGCTGAATCTTTATTTAGTGTATGGAATACATCTGTCCTGAAAAAGCATTCGCCTGAGTTTGTGGTTAAAGGTATGGCAGCCGCTGAGCAACTTTCTAAGGACTTCTTCCACTGGTGGGAGACTACATCTATGGAAGATAAAATTGCACAAGTTAAAGCAATGGGCATCCAGATTGCCAAGACTAGCTTTGCTTCAGCTGTAAGCTGGTGGAAAGCTTCTACGTTTGAAGAAAAAGAACTTTCTGTTAAGACAGCATTGCTTGATAAAGCTAAGGCAGCGGCTGACTTGTTTGTCGCTACTTGGAACAAGTATAACTTGACAGCATACACACCTCAGTTCGTACTCACTGCTATAGAAAAAGCTCAAGAACTAATTGAGAAATTCAGAACATGGTGGGATAAGCCTTTAGAGAAACGAGCAGCTGAGCTAGGTTATAAGACTGTAGAGTTAGCGATGGAAGCTATTAAAGGTTTCGTTGAATACTGGAAAGGGATTTATAATAAGTTAGCAGCCTTTGAATTGAAAGTAGATTTACCTGATGTCAAAGCTTTGGGCGATAGCTTTATAGCAGATTTAAAACAAGTAGGTCGCGATGCAATTGCAGGCTTTACTGAGGGATTGAAAGAAAAAGCATCTGGCGCGTTTGCTGCAATTAAAGGCTTTGGTAAAGGCGTTATCTCAGCAGTTAAAGAAGTAGATGTATTTGATTCTAACTCACCTTCAAAAGCCTTTTGGCGTATAGCTTCAGACGTTGTTGCAGGCTTTGTTGGCGGCATAGATGAGAAGGGAAAAGATGGAGCTGAAGCTGTTAAGAAAATGGGCCAAGCTATAACTAGAGGGTTTACTGAAATTAGAGACGGTATTGCTAGCAGTATTAGAGACTCTAGTAATATAAAAGACGCCTTCAGTAATATAGGCGACTTTCTAAAGGACTGGCTAAAAGAAAAGATTGCATATTTTGCAGCTAATAAGATTATGGCATTTGTGGGTATGGGAGGCGCAGGTGTTGCAGGATTAGCTTCCCAACTCTCTGGAATGTTTAGCGGGGGCGGTGGCGGCGCAGGTGACGCGGGCGGACTTGGTTCTTTGCTCAGCGCTGGCGCTTCTAAACTAGGAGGCTTGTTTGGTGCAGGATCTACAGCAACAGCCGCAGGTTTAAGTCCAGGCGCATTAGGCGGAGCGACAGCGACAGCTACTAGCGGACTACTAACAAGTTTAGCAAGTGCTGTTCCACAAATTGCCATTGCAGCAGCAACGATTGCGGTTGCTTCAGAAGCAATGGGTGGTAAAACAAAATTTCGTGAAGGCGGGACAGAAGTTTCGGTACGCGGTGGCGAGCTAAAGGCTTATGACTTTGAGAACTTCACTAAAAAACGTTCAATGTTTAGAGGTACAAAACGAACTACAAATTATTCTGATGTTGACCCACAAATTGAAGCAGCTATCCAAGGCTCGTTAGACACATTAAAAACCAATGTGATAACAACTTTCGATTCGTTAGGCGGAAAAGCTAGTGGCGCTCTGTTAGATGGTTTTGAAGTTGATAGCATAAGGCTCTACGCAAATACTTTTGATGCAGATTTAAAACAATGGGTCACTGATTCAACGGGCGATGCGTATAAATATGCGTTCGATAAGTTAGGGCCACAAGTTCAATCGTTAATTGATGACGCAATAGATTTAGATACAGCAACGGTTGAAGATATTGCAGCGGTGTTTGAAAAAATAGGGACTAGTGCTGCATTGATGACCACAAGTTTAGAGTCTGTTGGCTTAAAGCTTACCGGCACCAGCGATGCGAATGCGGCTTATGCGATACGACTAACTGAAGGGCTTGGTGGTACTGCTGCTGCAATGCAGACGCTTGACCTATATGCGCGTGAATTTTCAACCGGTTTAGTTGATGTGGATTTTAATACTAAAACCCAAGAGCTAACCAAATGGAATAAATCATTAAGTAAAGGTACACAAGAAACAGCACTGTTAACCGGTGCGTTTAAAGGTACATTTGATGGAATGATTAATACACGCGCTGAAGCTGAAACATATATAAAATATTTACAACAACAAACTGAAGCAATGGAAAAAGGTGGTATTGCAAGTGCAGCATCACGCGAACAGATGGATTCGCTAACGGTTGCCGCTTATAGTCAGTTAGAAGCTATTGTTGCGGTAGAGGATAAACAGATAGCGCAAACGGCTGCATTGATTGCACGTAGCGAGAGACAAGCGCTAGTGATGAACACAGTTAGTGAAGCGGCTACACTGTTAAATCTTAACTTCGATTCAACATCGCCTAAAGCGGGTAAGTTTGCCAGTGATCTTATTGAAATCAGCGGTGGTATAGATGCGTTTAACGCTGCTAACGCAAATTATTACGATACATTTTTTAGTGCAGAAGAACAGAAGCAAATTGCATTAACAACAGCGGCAACAGCGGTACAGAATTTTAATAACGAACTTGGTTTAACCGGTGCGGCGGCAATCGATACAAAAGGTGAATTTCGTACTTATGTAGAAGGGTTGGACCTACAAACTGAAGCTGGTATGAAAGCACACGCGGCGGCTATGGAAGTAGTAAGTTCTATGGGAATGATTGTAGAAGCTGAAGGTGACGTTGCCGCAATTATGGCGCAAATGCCTGAAAATTTAAAAACTAACTTTGCTGATATGACGGCGGTTAGTGCTGAAGCTAATGCGCAATTATTAGAGTTAAGCGCTACGCGCGAAGCTGCTAACCTTGCAGAAGCTGGTCGGTACAGTGAACGTAACGCGGCATCGATTGCACAGTTAGTACAATATTCTAATACGCTTGATATAAACACCGAGGCGGGTAAAGCGGCATACGATGCGACCAGTATGCAAATTGAATCGCTACGATCACTTAACGGTGTAACGGGTGAGAACACACAGCAGATCGATACGAGTATAGCCGCGTTACGATTGTATAAAGATTCTATTGACGGTAGCACCGAAGCGGGAAGCAATGCGAAGGTTGCTATTGATCAACAAATAGGTTCATTGGAAAGTTTAAAGAATCAAACGGCTATCAATAACGGTGTTTATAACGAATCTAAAAACGCGTTGAATCATATAGCGGGTGCGGCTGGTGCTGCGTCGAGCAGTGTTCGCGGATTTGGAACTGAATTGGGACGTATTTCAGGGGTTGCACAATCACACCTAAACACAATGAATGATAATGTTTCGCGACTTATTAATAATTATACGGGCCCTAGCGCGGCTGATTTATTAAAGTCTTATAACGGTTCACACGCTAGCGGTATTGGGCACATACCGTTTGATGGTTACCGTGCTCTATTACATCAGGGTGAATCTGTTATGCCGCAACCTGTTACATCGTGGTTAAAGGGTAACGGTTTCGGTGCTATGGTTCAGCCCAAAGTAGCTGCTCGAAGTTCTGCAAATGATTCAACATCAGACCTAAAAGCTATAAAAGATGAATTGGCACAGATGCGCAAAGATAACGAAAAGGCCGCTATGCAAAATAACAAAGGATTGGACACTGTGGCTATACAAACTAACAATCAAACTAAAGCTATTAACGAAGGTAACCGTATCGGTCGGCGCACTAAACGACAGAGTGATTTATAAATGTTTGTTGAAACTGAACCCAATGTAATTTCTATGCGTTGCCACAATGCCCAAATCATAGCGGGTGATTCTATTCGATGGGAGAAAAAAACAGCATCGGCGGGTCGGCGTTATGTACAGCCTAGCGGCTCAACATGGGATAAAACATTAGCGGGTAAAGTAAAATTTACGTTTAATATCGGAACAGCCGCTAATTATTATATCTTTTTTAAAATGAAAACTAACGGTGTTAAGTGTTGGTTGTGGGTTGATGTAAACGGTAATCAAACGGTTATCGGTAATAATGCTTTGGGCCGTGTGGAATTTAATTCATCAACGTGGGTTTGGTCTAACGCGCTGACTAAAACAAAGGTAACTCTATACGCGGGTAGAAATACAATTACCCTGCATTCAATCAGCAAAGATTTATTAATAGAAGGGTTAGTATTGCTGCGTACAGATAACACGTTAATAACCGACGGCACCGATACTGAAATGCCTGTAGAAAAGTATGGGCGTTTTGATGGCTTTGAAATTACCGCGCAATATGGAACTGACGCTAGTTTTCCGCTTATCGTATACCCGCACAATAGAGCAAAGCTAGACGGTACTGATCACACGTTTAGATTTTTAGTAAATGATTTAAACCCTACACAAATGATTTTTAGATTGAGCACGGTAAAAGGCGGTTTAGATATTTATAATAGTTTTGTTGCATTGGGCGACCCTGACGATATAACCGCAACCGTTACCGGTTTAGAAATATCCAAAGAGCCTAAAATAATACATGGGCGTCTATTTTGGAACATAGGGAACGGTTATGTTTTTGGCTCTATGGAATATCAATTTATTTTATACGATGGAGAGATAAAACAAACCTACGGTGAATTTATAACCGATAGAACTAAAGATAAAAATAAAGTATTAGCTATCGAATTAAACAATGCGCAGGGAGTGGTGAGACTTGCATCGAAGGGTTTTGTTGATAGTAGAAACAATGAATTTGATGATTGGATAACCGCACCCCCTTATCTAGAACAAGGTTTAGGGAGCGATGGTAGTGTCGGTGACATTGAAGCGGTTAACCCTGTTTTAACAGAAAATTGGTTAGGTAAAAATTGGCGCGGCTATAGAGCTAGTTTATACATGGGTGATATAACATGGGACTGGTCAAGGTTTAAATTAATTGCCAGTGCGAACCAACAAGGCTGCGAATTAGTTGATGATCGTTTATATAGTTTTAATGTCATTGGCGATAGTAATAAATTTGATCGAACATTTCATACCGGTGCTGATGTTGTTAAAAATCAAACGGTAATTGATGCTATCAGTTACATTATGGGTGAATGGAATTTGTCCGGTACGTATAAATTTTTAAACGTAAGTGATACAAAATTAAATAAACAAGTTGAATACACGGTAACTGAAAGTCTAACCATGCAAGACGCATTGGATACGATTACCAATTCAGTTACCATTTATAGACGAACTAATCAAACAGGGAATACAGATTTTATTGACCCTGATTTTAATATTGAGCCTGAAATAATTCTAAACAGTGACAATGTTATAAAAAACACAGTGTCTATTATAGAAACCATATATCCGGTGTCTAATGTGGTTATCGGTTACGGTGATGGATTATCAACAACGATAGAAACACAAGCAACAACCGGAAATCTAAATGAAAGTGTAACAATTGAAACCTATTTAACCACACTAACGGATGCACAAAGTTTGGGTAATGCTCGTGCGCTTGCATACACTAACTTGCGCAACGTTTGGGAGTTTGGCGTTATTGGTGTTGATGATTTAGTCCAAGCGGGTGATGTAGTTAGTTTGCAACACCCTATGATTTCAGGCTTAGGTGTTGTCGTGAATGTAAAACGTCAACCGTTATTTGATGTAAGTACAATTGAGGTTTTAATTTAATGGATTGCAAGCATTTAGTTTTGAGCAAAGATAATTATGTTCCTATTGCTAATTTATCGTCAAATGTAGAGCCTGTTACTTCACTTGATAATTTACGAACGGTATACCGTGGACGACAAACAAAATGGACCGATTTATCTACAACCTATATTAGTATTACTGGTGTGTTTGCTGAAGAAAGACAAATAGATTTTTTTGCAATTTGCGGACACAACCTGCCTAATAATGCGCGTGTACTTTTCCAACTTTATAACAGTACAACGGTACAAGACGCAACAACGGCGGTGGGTGGTAGTGACTGGATGGAAATTGGCGAAATATTGCCACAAGGTTTATTTCGATGGGGGATTGACCCTTGGGCATCAAAAGATAATGACCCGTTAAACGATGTTATTAGTTATTTTTTCGGTGCTTTGATTGGTGCGTTGTCTTTTAAAATATCAATCGAACATAATTATGGTTACGTGCCACCAACTGAACCACCACCAGTTTATGTTAGTGATGGTATATACCGTCAAGATGATGTAACAAGAGTTGTATGTATAGAAGCTGAAAACGGGGTTGTAACTCCTAACGATTCTGATACATGGGAAAGTGTTGGTGATGTTGGCGCGTCTGATGATATAAGACTTTATAAAAATGGTTCACAATTTTACTGGTCGGCTAATGAAGGGCCAAAAATTGAATTTAAATTTAATGCAACGGTAAGCGGTTCGTATAAAATATATTTACGTATGTATTCAACTGATGGTAATTCGATCTACAGTACGTTTGACGGTATAAACTCTTCACATTTTTGGGTAAACGGCGAATTAGTCAATCAAGGTTGGGTCTGGTTGGAATTGCGTTCTATTAATTTAATAGCAGGACAATTACACAACCTTACTTTATCAGCGCGTGACCATTATATAAGTATTGATAAGATGGTGATACAAACGGTCGCAAGTGCCGCACCTACAAACAACGGACCTGCCGAATCTAGTTTTGGTACTACTATTCAATCGGGTTATGCCGGTGCAGTGACAAGCGGCGACAACGTATCATTACGAATGGCTATGGTGGGTAATACAATCACACTAGAGGAAAATTTTAGCTATCCGAGTTCAATAACGTTTTTAGATTCACCCAATTTACAAAAAACGCTTAGCGGTCATTCTATAGCAGCTAGGGAACAGAACAAAATCCGAAGCGCTTCACTTAATTTAGATCACATGAGTAATAATGATAGATTAGTTATGTCTCAATTTGAAAAAGAAAATGCGAGCCGACCTTTTTTAATTTCACCATACCCTAACGAGGTGTCATGGTTTAGAGGTGATTATATATTTCTAGCTATACTTGAAGATGCGCTTGAATATACACACTTCAGACAAAACATACACCAAACCGAATTACGATTACTGGAAGTTTAAATTATGAGCATTACTGAAATTGTCCCTATCAATGCGGTTGATCTTTCATCAGACATTATCTTAGATGGTGAAACAACGGCGGCGGTTGATAAGTACGAATCAATGATTAATAAATTACAAATATTAGCAAATGATGTTCGTACTAATAGTTTAGCTATGCAAACGTTTTCGCAGCAAGCGCAAACTGCATTAGCCGATACGATTAATGCTAATGCGGCGGCGGCGGGACAAATCATAACAGCACAAAACGCACAACCTAACCTTTTGCCTGATCATGGCACTATGATTGAAGCGCCCGGCGGATACTTAGATAAACATTTTGGATATGCCACCGCCACTGATATTTATAATAATCGAGCATTCAAATTTTTATCCAGTTTTAACGGTTCCAATATGAGTACCATGCCTGAATTTGGTCGTTTTTCTTATGTAAGTTCTGAATATGGCGGCGGTGGAGCTGCACTTTCGGCTACAGTGAAACAATTTGCTGATGTGATAGGCTGTAGTCTTTTTACACCATCATTTGCATTAGGAATTGTAACGGCGGGTAATCAAGAAAGTCCTAGTGGTAATGGTTATAATAATCATTATCGTTTTTTTCATACGAATAATATATTACCTTTAGTACCTAACGGAAAAGCGTCTTTCTCTTTTTATATTAAATTTACTAATGGGGGCTATGCAAAGGGGTATGCACCTACGTCAATTGGAAAACTATATATTAACGGTGTTGAGGCGACTACCACAAACGGTGAAGCTGGTGGGGCATATCATAAGTTGACGGCGGGCATTGTTTATCATATTGCGGGTAGTATTGATTCAGATAGTTCATCAACTATAAATTCAGTAGTTTTTGAATTACTAATGCAGAATACACATACCGCTATAGTATGCTTGCCGTGGTTAAGTCATGGTGCATTTAAAATGGAGCCTCAAACTAAACCTGTGAGGACGATAACGTCGGGCTACCAATTGTAAACCGCATATTGTTTAAAATGTAATACGTAGCTAAACAGGCAAAGCGCTTCGCGTAATGTGTAGCGCTTTGCGTGCTGCTGTATAGCAAGCGTTTAAGGGGGTGCCCTGTAGGGTAGTAGCGCTAATTATTTAACGCTGCACAGAGCAACACAGCGCTTATGCTACGACGTCAATTTTACTCAGTATGTCGTACGCTTCTCGTATATACCAGTCGTAATCTATATCATCAGGCAGTTCATCTGGCATTTCCATTACTGGCTTCGCTCCATCGCTCTTGGGTACTTTGTTTCCGGACTTTGCGTACACTATGGGCCCCACTTGATTAAGCGCGTAATACCATCTTATCGCTTTGCCTAAATACAATCCAGGCTCATCCTTTTCATATAG